TAATTTTGCCTAATGCGGCAATTGCGGGGCTGCAAGAGCATGGGGGGGTTAGGGGGGACGCGCGCTTCCCCCCATCATCTCCCATATTGTCGAATACACCACATTCATCCCAAATATTTTCCGCCCGTTTTCCGCCCCATATCGAACCATAATCATTGGACTCAATCTAGGGCGGTTCTTTATAATATCCTCCCAATCTTCCGCAATTTGCAATATCCACTGTTGATTCCTATTACCAACAGCTACAACCACATAAATTCCATTCTCCGTCTTGGTCCGCTGATGTTTCACTAAAATCCTATCCCCAATTTCCGCATCCACGCCGTCCAGGGTCAACCTCCCCATCTCCTTACTCATCAATTGGTAATGACTGGCGGCAAATAAACAGTCCAGGTGGTCAGTAGATGCGATCCTAGCTGGCTCCAGGAAATGGCAGCCAATGACGAATTGATCCACATACCTTTTATTCACTGCATCCCCCGCTTCCAGGGGAGAATCCAAATTAGAAATGCGAAAATTTTTGGCGTCCAGATTCGTCCCTAGGGATTTATTGGAGAGCTCCTGAGCCCCCTGGCTGACAACGACTTCGCCATAGGTCGACACTTTTTTACCATTGATGTAGCTTACGCTGGCATTTTCAATGTTGGATAATCTATCAAATGCAATACCACTCTCTTCACCCGTAAAAACAAGATTTTTCCCTACATAGAGGCTCCCTTTGACTTCCAACCCTGCCCGGAATTCCGCCCCCTTGGAAGAAATAAAATATCCTCCAATTTCGCACCCTCCTTTGATTCCAATATCTCCCTCTAATTGGAGATGATGTGCCTGAATGTCGCCGCAATCCACGCGGTTAGTCCGCAAATCATGGCAAGATAATTCCTTGCCAACTTCCACCGCACTATCCACGAATAGTGAGCCTTCTACTTTAATCGTTTTCGTTGTCATCTGGCTCTTTATGTATAAGATGTCCGTTGCTGAATAGATATTCCCCTTTATTTTCAGATTGCCCGTCAAAACTAGGTCACTTTCGAGCTTTATTTTGTCGCCCATGCCAATAATACTGTTTTCCACTAGAATATTCTTGCAGTAGCCATTGCTAAAATTGGCGTTCTTAAAGCGCAAATTGCACAAAAAATTGGGCTGCCGGGGTTTTAAGTGTTCAATGAATTGTTCATCAGCAATGACGAACTCCTCTTCTTGTGAGTCCCATATTAGCCCTTTGGCACTTATATCATCCCTAACACGGAAGCCAGTGCTCTGGTTGGGCTTCACGGCAACATCCATGTAGTTTTTATTGGAGGCTTCCCCCGCCGAATTTTCGTAAAATAGATTTCCTTTTATGATAACATCGCCCGTAATACAGCCCCTGCCTTTGATGAAGAAGTCGTAATTGGGATTATAATCACCGACATATAGCCCCTCTTTGGCGTATATAGTTTTATCACCGATGATATTTCCGCGGCTATGGATGTCATCTTGTTGAATTAAGTGACTTACTATTTTCACAATATTGGCAATGACGTGTTCATTTGATGTTATAGATGTCATGATGGATATAATACGGATTTCTTTAATTATAATATAAAAAAATTGATGGTTTTTTAGTTATTATTTTTTGGTAAGTAGTAGGCTTCTTCTTAAATGGCAGCAGCTAAAAGACTGAAGCTAGATGTTCCATCAATAGATGAGTTGGTGCTTCCATCATTTGTAAGAAGAGGAGATCCCTTTGATGAATATGTGGACATTGAGGAAGTCGGTTTGGGAGCATTTGGTTTTGTTTATCAAGCAAAATCAAGATCTGGTGGCAATCCAAAAGCAATTAAAGTTGTGAACGCTGGACATCGTGAAACTAAAAAAATTCAAAAAGCTTTGAATGAGTGCCAGATTGGAATACTAATGAACCATCCAAATATACTCCCAATTCAACATGTCTGGTATGATGGGACTAGATTTTTCTTTGTCATGGACCTTGTTGAACCAGTCACTGCTTCAAATCTTCCAAAATCACTCAAAGGAAAACTTATGTTATTTCAGCAGCTTGTTTCAGCAGTCGCGCACCTTTATTCTAAAGGTATCTTACACCGCGACATCAAATTTCAAAACACTGGGATCATGCTTGGTGAAGATGGAGAGCCTCAATTAGTCCTGTTTGACTTTGGAGAAGCTTGCGAAAAATCAGACCATTACACCGAATGTCCCGGGACTGTTTTGAATATGTCGCCGGAAGTTGTCAATTTTTCCCATTTTTCGGACCGTTCTGAAGTTTGGGCATTGATGTGCTACTTGGTTGAACTCCTCACTGGAAAGCCCATGATTTTACACCTTTTTGATGGTCCACTTGGTTCTATCGCATCAATTCATGTCCAATTGAAAATTGACTCATTGAAAGAGCCTCCAATTCCGGAGGTTTTGAAAACCGACAAATCACGATCTGGAATACTCCTTCTCGAAATTTTGAGAAGAGGTCTTGCAATTAACCCAGCAGACCGTCTTACATTCCCAGAATTGGAGCATCTTTTGCTAGATTTGTGAAGATTTAAAAATTATAATCCAATATAGAATATGCCAGGAGGCTTATTACAATTAGCAGCATATGGACCGCAAGATGTTTATTTAACGGGGAACCCCCAGATTACGTTTTTTATTGCTGTTTATAAGAGATATACGAACTTCGCCATTGAGAGCATCCAACAGATGTTCCATGGTGACGCCAATTTTGGGAATACAGTGTATTGTGATATCGACCCCAATGCAGATTTAGTCCACCAAATATTTTTAAACATCAGGCTCCCAAATTTGAACACTGAGCCCCAGAATAATCCCGATTATACAGTGAGTTGGGTGAATGGAATAGGGCACGCCATTATTCGCCATGTTGACATTGAAATAGGAGGGCAAATTATTGACCGTCATTTTGGTCAATGGCTGGAAATATGGAGTGAGCTGACCCTAACAGCTGAGAAAGAGTATGCCTATAATCTTATGGTGGGCAAAGAGCTCAATTTTAATACGGATTCGCAGCCTGGTCCCCTCAATTTATACGTGCCGCTCCAATTCTGGTTTAATCGCTATATTGGGATGGCATTGCCGCTCATAGCCTTGCAATACAGCAAAGTCCGCATTGTGGTCGCATTCCGACAATTTGATGAGCTTTGGATATCGAGCAATGGGCTTCCCCCTGGGCTGGGAGGGAAGGATAGTTCTATTGTGCAGGGTAAGAACATAATAGAGACGAGCTTATGGGTGGATTATATTTTCCTAGAGAACGAGGAACGCCGGAAATTCGCGAGCTGTAGTCTGGAATACTTGATTGAGCAATTGCAAGTAAATACGATTGGAGTTGACCAAAAAGACGTGATTATTCCAATGACATTTAATCATCCCATAAAAGAGATCATTTGGGTCTTGCAGACGGATAAAATTTATCAGCTGGGCGCCAATAAATCCTATGAGTATTTTGATTTCAGCAATGGCGAGCCGATCCCAGGGGATACAATAGACAGTGCAACGATCCGCATGGAGGGTCAAGAAAGATTTAGGAAGAGGGAGCCCTTTGTTTTCCGGGTGCTACAACCTTATCAGTATCATACACGTGTTCCTAGGAATTTCATATATTTATACAGTTTCTGCTTCCAGCCGGAAATCCACCAGCCAACGGGGACATGTAATTTCAGTCGGCTGGATAATGCAAGCTTGGAGTTGACCCTGAATGAATGTGTAATTCAGAAAAATACACAATTGAATATTTATGCGACGAATTATAATGTATTACGTATTGATGCTGGTATTTCGGGGCTCATGTATGCGAATTAGGAGAACGAACTTTGTAAAAGATGGGGTAGTGCCAATGCTGCGGCATAGCTGCATTCAACCAAGATGGTTAAAACGAGGCTAATGCCGTGAAATTTACTGTCTCTGTCTTCACCTTCATCCAAAATTCGCTCTATTTCACGGAGGATTTCGTATTGGAGAATATGTTTGTTTCTTTCTTGAATATGATGAAGATTTCCAATAAAATTCTGGAATAGTATTCCATCTTTGACGATTTTTCTGCGGACTTCGTTCGACAATTGGGCGCGGAATGCAAAAATATCATAGGCACCCGTGTAAAAATTGTTCAAATCACGGAGGGACATATTTTGAAACCATGCTATGTCAGTGTAGTGACCTAGCATGTCTATTTTTTGAAAAACACGGATCAGAGTTTGGTCAAAACGCTGTTCTTTTGTGAGTTTGGGGGAATCAAATTTGACGACTCCCTCTTTTTCCTTAACAGATGTCATTTTTTTCGTGTATTTTTCGAAGAAGTTTTGACCAGATGCGCCTAATATAAGCTGTTTTTGCGTAAATGGATTGATTGGGTTGGCTTCTGACATAATCATATGCAGTGAGCGAATATCAAATCCATAAATGAATCCTTCATCATCTTTGTAATCAATATAGTATTGAATTGGAATTTCAAAGAGTGCATCCATGGTCCCACAATCTTCTTTATTGTTGCAATTCCGTCTTCTGCGGATGTTCCATCCTTTGAAGACCTTTTGAATCGTAATAATAGACACTTCGTGGCTCAAATAGGGCTCAACACGTTTCATAATCAATCGCTTCAGAGCTTTGTAAGAATTTCTGGGGGTTTCTTCATCATACACAATTCCGTAGAATTCGCAGGAGCGCTCCAATTTTTCATTATTAATTCTTGTTTTCGCCTTGATATCATGATATGTGTAAATATCACTCTTATTTTGTTTGGAGGCTGGCTTCTTTTTCTTGATAAGAGCCTGGACCGCTTCTTGGACCGGAACTGGAGGAGGAACTACTAGTTCTTCTTCAGCCACTGGGGCTGCCACTGGGGCAGCCACTGGGGCAGCTTGCATTGGTTGTGCTCCTAAAATTAAATCAATTCTAACAATATTTTGACTTCTTGTGTGAATTCCGCAATAATCTGAATTTGCCTTCTTATCATAACAACATTGAATATTCTGATGACGGGCACGAATAGACATGCATTTATTTGGATCATAATATACTGTTTGCATTTTTAATGTATATTATATGAAATATTTTAAATAATAATAATTCAATTTTTGTGAAAATAAAAAAAAATTGATTTATTTTTTCCCAAATATTTTTAATACCACAAAACCCCCCTCAAAATGTCCGCTAAATCTACCGCCGATTCTCGTATTATCTCAACTGAAGACTTTGATGTTTCAAATGTCACTGCAACTGAACCGAAGAAAAAGAATGAACGCCTACAAAGCTATCTTCTTTACAATTCTTCTACTTTTTATGTTGAAACCAATTTTGGACGCGCTCCATTTGGTGTGAAAGCATTTGAAGGAGGAGATAAGACTGATTATTCTTTGAATATTTCTCTCGAACATGATGACAAATTGATTCAGAGTTTCAATGAACTTGATGAGTATATGATTGATTTTGCTGTTGAGCACAGTTTGATTATTTTTAAGAAGAAATACACTTCTGCACAACGTGAAGTTGTCAGAGCAATGTATACTTCTTTAGTGAAGAAATCCGATGGTGGTGATTATCCCCCTCGTATTGCTCCAAAGATTCAGAAGAAGAGTTCTACTGATCTTACACCTGAACTTCTGTTCTACCATTCCGAAGAGGAAGAGGTTGAAATTGAGTCATTCTCCCATTTGGAAAAACTTGTTCCAAAGGGTGCTAGAGTGAAGGCAATTGTCTCCATTCGTCCTTGGTTTGTGAGCGGAAGATTCGGATTGAATCTTACGATTCAGCAGATTCTTGTTCCCAAGATGTCTAGTGGAAAGCCCACCACTTATGCTTTCAGCAATAAGACCGGTGTTGCTTCTACGAAGATTACTGCGTCTGACTCAATCAAAGCAATTGAGAAGGCAAAGGAAGAAGAACCAGAAGATGAGCAGGAGGAAGAACAGAAAGCCGACACTGATGTCGAGTCTGTTGAAGATTCCGATGTTGTTGAAGCCCAAGAGGAAGACGAGGAAGAAGATGAGGAGCCACAGCCACAGAAGGTGGTTCGAAAGCCCAGTTCTGCTCCTGTTGCAGCTGCTGCTACTGCAAAATCAGCTGCCTCAAAGCCTCGCGCTGTCCCAGCTCGTAAGTAAATTTGTGCGCAAAAATGACGCAGTTTACGATTGATATTAAAAAATATTGAATTATAATAATTAATGAACTTTTATCACAGCCATGATTTAGGCGATAATATAAACACTTATGAGCAAATTATTCAAAAAATCAAAGAAACCAAAAAATACAAGCATCTTATTATTGTAAATGATAATAAAGAGTATACCACTGCTATTGTTAACCTTGGTGATAATGACCCGCAAAAAAAGCTCACAAAGAGTGATTTTACGTTTCATTTGTCTCCGGCGAAAAAGATAAAAGACCAAGCAAACGGAGGCTGTGAATGTTCAATTTGTTTTCAACAATTTCAAAAGAATGACTATTATAGAGAATTGGATGGATGCAAACACATGTTCCATAAAAAGTGCATAGATGAATGGTTTTTTCAGTCCAAATCATATTCTTGTCCATTATGCCGAAAGAATCCATATTCTTTGCAAAGGTAAAAAAATTTTATTATTACTTATAGTAATGATAAAATCAATCATTGAACTAACAGATTTAATACAAAAATACAAGCAAGAAATCTTCTGGGAATCAGAGAAACTCAAGAAGAAATTTAATGCTTTTTATAAAAATCAGTCAATTGAGAGTCTGGAGAAACTGAAAGACTATAAGATTTTTGGTCATATTGATTTAAATGTATTTTTGTATAATCGGAAAATATTATTTTCGGACAATCCCAGATCTTTAGACGATGTTTTGAGCTCAATATTCAGTACTCATAAAAAAATGGACAGAGAACAAATAAGAAAGGCGATTCTCAACCATATTTTCATGGTTATTTATAATATTGTAGAAAGCATCACTCAAATTGACCAGCTATTTAAAATTTCGCCGAAAACGGAAAAAGACATGATTGTCTATCGAGGTTTAAATTTTGAAAATCGGCTCATGGAAGAGCGCATGTCAGCGAGTCTTTTAAAATTGAAGAAGGGAGATTTGTATACGTTCCCCAATTATTTGTCGACTTCATTGTTGAATGATACTGCCCTCTCATTTCTCAAATCGAAATTCACGGATAAATCCAATTCCAAGCCGAAATGTTGTTTTTTCAAAATTATAATTCCCAAGAACACTCGAATATTGTATTTGGACACAAATATAATTCAAAATATAAGGATTCCATTTATATCTGATGAAAGACGAAAAAGGGAGGATCAATTAATGTTGAATGCTCTGGAATATGAGGTATTATTGCCGCGAGCGTCCACATTAAGGTTTATCCAGTCGCACATTATAGGAGGGGGGCTACCAAATTCGTGCCAATTGTCTGATGTGAAGAAGGGTAAAATAACTGATATTTATGTTTATGAATTTGAGTTTATAGAAATTGACAAAAATAGGGAATCTTTTAATTTGAAGAAAATGAAAGAAGCAGGATATATTGAGAAATTAATGAATGATATAGTAAATATAGAATTCTTCCTGACGAAATACGATTTACTATATCAATTAAAAAAGAAAAATATTGAGGCGATCATTCGAAAGACGAAGGAAGAACAAAAGAAAAGAAGGCAGCGGAAAGATTGAGTTGTGGTTTTATGTAAAAAAAATGAATAAATGTATTCATTTTTTTGTTTTTATTTTGTTTTTATTTTTGTTTTTATAATAAATTTTTGATCACAAGTAATTCCGCTGGATTTACTCTTTCTTTTCAAGATGAGCAGAAATAGCACCCATCACAGAAGTAAAAAAGAAATTTTCCTCTTTGACAACTACACCCTTCTCCTTCTTCTCAGCATAATCTGGGAAAAGTTTTTGAAGGGTCTTGTCCATTCGAATTCTTCTGCCATTGTCTTCATACTTCAATTTGTGTAATTTGACATATGCATTCACAAACTGGTGAGCCTTTTTCCTGGAAATAACCAGTGATCCATCGGTATCATACTTTAATTCATTGAGAATTTGTTTGTCCTCTGAATCTTTGATTTGTTGATAATGCTTTTCAATGAATTGTCTGAAGTCGCTAGTGCTCACTCTGACATCATTATCGAGACCAGTGGATCCATTGCGAGGCTTCTTTTCCTTCTTCTTTTTTCCCTTTTCAGCATTCTTTCGCTCAAGTTGAATCTCGCGAACAAGTTTCTTCAAGTCTTGCTGACTTCTGAGGGTTAATTCCTTCATAGTAGCAATATTTTCAGTCAATTCGGTAACAAGAGCATCAACAGCATTCACTTCTTCCTTGTCAGTTTCGACTTCGGATTCAGATTCATTTTGTTTCTTCTCAATTATTACTTCGAGCTGTTCCATAACTGGGGCAGCAATAGCGACTTCTTCAAGTTGTTCAGAGACAACGGCAACGGCGGAGGTTTTAGAGGTGATTTTCTTAGGCATTTTGACTAGAGTTTTGTAGTTCTTAATAATCTAACAATAAAATAAATCAATTTTTTTTTATTTTATACTGATGAAATTACTGGTCATCATTATCTTGATGTAGTACCCTATTTTTTAGCGGCAAATTACTGATCATTTTTTAAATTATCGAAAACTGAAAAAAAATAGAAATTTTCCCCGGATTTTTCCAGGATTTTCAGGAATACTTTAGGAGACGAATATTTAGTGCATGAATTCGGGTGTAATTCGTATAAATTCCATTTTTACTTTCCATTATATAGTATCGAAATGCCCAGCACTCTTGTTAAGAAAAGCGCCCCCAAAACTTCTAAAAAATCCGATGCCGATGTTGCTGTAGAAGCAGCCCCTGTCGCCGCCCCCGTTGCCGCCGCCGCTGTTGCTGTTGAGGAGCCCGTCTCCGCTGCTGTTGTTGATTCTTCTGTTGACTCCAAGGATGTCAGCAGTCTCCAAGCCGAGGCTAACTCCCTTATTGAGCTTGCCCGCCAGTGCCAGACCCTTCTTCAAGCCCTTATTAAGGGAACCCGCGCCACTGCCGCCAATATCCGCAAGCTTGAGCGTGATGTTCAGCGCCTGGACAAGAAGAGCCGCAAGAGCCGTGAGAACCGCTCCACCAATGGCAACAAGGGTCTCCAACAGCTGAAGCCCGTTTATACTGCTGAGATGAAGTCTTTTTTTGAGAACAACAAGAGCCTCAACGACAATGACGGCGTCTTGATTGTTGACAACCTGACTTATGACAGCGAGCATCTCCTTGTTAGCCGAAAGCAGGCACTTAAGTTGGTTACTTCTTATATCAAGCACCAAAATCTCCAGGATTCTAGCAACAAGCGCCGAATCAACATGGATTCTACCCTTCAGCATCTCTTCCCTGAGCTCTGCTCTGTGAAGGACAAGAAGGGCAAGGTTGTTCAGGAGGAGAACTGCTACTACAATACCCTGATGAAGGCTCTTTCTCGTCATTTTACCCCTGTTGCTTAAATAGTTATAGGAGCAAATGTGGTGTAATAAATATATTTTATTTTATTGGATGTAAAATAAAATATTGGATGTGCAATTGTATAAGATTCAACTTAAAAAAAAATTAATAAAAATATTTATGAATATGAATTATCAACTATGGTTGCAATATGGGTGCAATATTTTTTGGGATGTTTTACATAAAATTGAAGCTAAAATCCCCCAAAATATTCCAAAAATTGCTGTTCCAATTGTATGTGGACTCCCAATTCTTTACTACGCCACTAAGAAATGGCGTTCCCGTGTCACAGTCGAAGATAATTACCAGCACATTATAAATAATAAAAATAATACAACCCAATCAGTCATCGACTGTATTGCATTTTATGATTCAGAAAGCATAAAAAAAATAGACTATGAAATTATGCGCGATAAACTGGTGAAATTTAATGAAAACTACAATAAATTGTCCGCAAATAAGATTAAAGATATTTTTCTTTTTACAAAAAAAGAAGACTTTATAAAATGCAAGGAGTATCATTACAAATTGTGGTTAGATCTGGATAATAGAAGATTATATGGAAAATTAAATCATGAACTCATTGGAGGCTCCAATATTGGAAAATTCTGCTACACGGCATTCGCCCATGAACAAAAAGATAATTTCTTTCACAGCCGATTTTACCATATTTTTCAAGCCATTAAACTCATCTTATTACGAAACAAAATTCCCAAAATTCAAAATCCTCTTCCTTTGCTCGAAAATAGTGTAAATATTCAGCGTTATATTACAAGAGAATCATTTGAAAGAAAAAAGAATGTAAAAGCTACAGTCATCTATAATATAATGCTGCGGCTTTATTATTGCCTTGGTATGAAAAAATTAGGGCGAGATTTGGTCTGTTATCTACCAATTGCATTCTACAATACCAAAACTATTAATAACAATATTGGTATATTGTGGCTGACTTTTAATGAAGCGGATACAGTGGAATCCATTAAGCGCAGAATGGAGAAGAATGCATACCAAATTTTTGGAACAAATTTTCTCTTATCTAATGGGCTTTTAAGCACAAAATCAAGTAGTAAGAACACTCGAAAAAATGCAGATGCGGTTATAACAATATTATTCACGGAAGACAATTCTTTAATTTTGCAAGGCGAAATTAAAAATTGCAGCCATTGTAATTTTGCAAAGCAAAATTGTAAGGACAATTCTTTAATTTCGCAAGGCGAAATTAAAAATTGCAGCCATTGTAATTTTGCAAAGCAAAATTGTAAGGACCCGAATAATATTCAAATTAGTTGGACTTATCCCAGTGTTGCGGATTATCCAGTGTATGTGGCAGTTCATTCTAGACTCGTCGAGAATAGAGTTCACCTGATGCAAACATACACTGTGAATACACCAAATTTTAAGCCGGGTGAATTGCAGAAAATAGATCATAATTATTTATTCGAGAATTCTTAGCTCATCAACGCGCCAGTCTTCATATGATCCATCGGGCAATGGGCGGCGAATAATGAATGGTATTTTTCGCTCCATGAGCTCTTTTTTGGCAATATCAATTGGGCTTTCTAGGTCGCCAATCTCCACCAGCGGTGGTGATCCCTTGGAAATTTGCATGGCTCTTTTGCCAATAATTCGCGCTTTTTCGTATTTCGTCAAAAAAGGAATCGTCCTTCTTTGTGTATTTTTATCCATCATTCTGTCATATGTTGTTCTAAAATCCTCCAATTTTGCTTCATTTTCTAAAATGTCGATTTGATTGGAATACTCATTCCCCTCATTATTGGAGTTGAGCTCGCCAATTTCTTCATTTCCTTCAAATACTTCGGCGTCTTCCATTTTATGCTATTTGTATAATTATAATATTATTTTTAAATTGTTTCACTTTTTTTAGTATTTCCATTCCGTTTGGCAAACCCTGCATATATATATATTCTTCAGAGAGTCGCCTTCATTAAAGAAAACGGCTTCCCTTTTTTCGGGTTGGGTATGCGTCATACACTTCTCATTGGGACACACATATTTCGCTGTTCTGGAGAGGGTGGGGTCATAGACGTAATTTTTGCGACTGCCGAATGTGGCAATGCTGCTTTTTCCATATAAATTCTGGGAAATCAGAGTTTTATCTGATGGGTTCTTGTAGCCACATCCATTGCAATAATTTATTAATTTTCCCTCTTCTTCTTGATAATATAAAAGACTTTCACAATCTGGGCAGAATTCCATTTTATTGTTTATTATAATAGGATAGATTTTAAATCACTTTTTTGTTTGTGGATTAGGAACCGTAACGACGAATATAGCCATATTCTCCATCAGAATCAGAATCATATTGACGGCGACGGAGTGGTGCGGCAGCACCACCTCCAGCTCTCATTGGAGGAGCAGGGACTGGTGCGGCAGCACCACCTCCAGCTCTCATTGGAGGAGCAGGCACTTGTGCAGCAGCTCTCATTTGAATAGCACGAGCTTGTGCTTCCGCTGCAGCTCTCATTTGAGGAGCAGGGACTGGTTCACCGCCAAAAATTAGTGCATCAATTCTATCTTGTTCTGCATCAGCTCTAGCTTGTGCTTGTTCTGCAAGTCTCAGTCGAAAAAGATCTTGAAGAAAATCTCTTACGATTTCTCTTTCGATTTGATGATGATCAAAATCTTCTGCTTCGGCTCTCATTTGAGGAGCAAGGACAGGTTCAGCAGCACCACCGGCGGCTCTCATTTGAGGAGCAGGGACTGGTGCGGCAGAACCACTTACGGCTCTCATTTGAGCATCTTCTTCAGCCTCTTCATTTCTCCTAGAAAAATCAGCCAATACTCTCATAGCATCTTTTGATCCTTCCGAATATTTTTCAAAGCCAGTAAAAGAATAACCCTTACTCATTTCTTCAGCGCGGTCAACAAGCCACTCAAATTTAGCCTTACTCGGCAGTTTCTTTGGCTCACACATAGATTGTCTCGATTCAACAGCAGAACAAACAAATTCTTTCAAAACATCTCGGCAGTTTGGACAACGTTTTCCTTGTTGAGAAATACTAATCGTTGTATAAATTGAAATCTGCACAGGAATTGGGACTCCCTTGGTATCTTTGCATCTGCATCCAGTTAAGCTGACACATAATGCATCATCACACATGACTAGACATGTTGCAGTTGTAAGAACTGGAGCTCCTTGCATTTCATAGCCGGCTTCAATCATTTTGATCTGCCTGACCAAAAAATTCAATGATTGTTTTTCAAATTTCCAAGGACATTTCGTCATGCATGTCGTCGTCCTAGAGAAGATATCGCGAATAACACCAAGAAAATTGAATTTTCCTTTCCTGTGCAGGGGGTCTTTTGCATGAATTCCACGCTTTGGAGAAACTGCCAATGCATTGACTGAAAAATCACACGGAAAAACAGTTGAACCGTCCATATTCATAATGTCAATCATGAAAATTTCTTTGGTGCTAGAGTCAATCACTTCAAGAGTAAACTTTTCGTATTCGACAATTTGACCATTTAGCATTGTTTTTTTTGCAGTGAAACGATACATCTTGCCAATGATAAAATGTGTTCCAGGGATGTTGAGTTCATTTTGACCAATCCATTCCGAAACCTTCTTTGCAAACGCTTCAAAGTCTGACTTCGAACCGTAAAATTTGAAGTCCAAATCTGGGATTGTGAGAGTATTTTCGGGAATATCTCCACTGATACTTGTGACCAGTTCAAAAATTTTGCGAAGAATGGACCCACAACCCTCGATTTCGGCTTCATAATCGTCTAATTTGCTATTGAAAGCGTCAAGTAGGATGAAGAAAAGACTAACTCTTCGAGAGAAATTTGCTATCTTCATCTTTTGGATGGTTGCTGGTGAAATTGATACAGCATCTCTGTATCCAGTTCCTTTCAGACTTTGAGGAGCCGGAGGATTTGATTGTTGGCTTTTGAGGGCTGCATTTTCAGCTTTGAGGGCTTCAATTTCAGCTTTGAGGGCTGCATTTTCAGCCTTGAGCTGTATGTTTTCCTCAAAAAATTGCCGACTTTCTGCAGCTTGTTCAATCGCTTCCCAATCTTCAAGATCAAATTGATCACAACGTACATCATCATTCATGACCATTGCCAATAATTGGTCTGGTCTTTGAATACGGCATCCAAAACGATTTTTTTGACGTTCTGTCATTTGTGGATCAGAAGCCTGAAGTTCTTTGGGGCGATATCGCATCGTCCCGCGATTTTTTCCACCACGTGGTGAAAAGTTTTTGTACCCTGACATATTGGAAGTTTGCTGGGGTAATCCTACTTTTTTTTTGTTTATTTTGCATCAATTTTTTGTTGAAATAAAAAATTGATGGGTTTATTTTTGAAATCATTAGTTAATTAGTCGACTAGAATGACTAACACCGAGCGCTACAGCTACTTTGTGCTTGCATTATTATTGGCTTCATTGCCGGCAATTTTAGCATGCACTCCAAGCACAGACTCATTGGGAGGATGCCAAATTAACGTCATAGATGGCTCTTCCCAAAAGCAAGTAGAAGCTGCGATGTTCTATAAGAATATCAACTACTACGACGATCACCCACTCGTCCTCTCTGACCTTCAGGAAATAACGCCCCTGGATGCAGAGATGTCATCTTTGAAGGTCCCTGTTGGATACGAAGTTGTCCTGTTCAATGGAGAGAACCTGACGGCTCCTTTTATCGTGCTGACGGGAGAGATACCCAATCTCTTCAAGTATCTCTTCAATGATCGCGCCCGATCATTAATTTACAGAAAAAAAACTGGTGAATCACAAACTCTACCGCGGATTTTCAATAATCCTAACTTTATTGGTCAGGAAATTTTCCTACCATATGGGTTATCGGAACCGACTGGTACTGACAGTCTTTTCGGCGGCGGCTCTATAAAGGTTCCATCTGGGCTTCAGGTTACAGTTGTGACCAAGAAAAAGGCTCGCTTGCCACATTCCGTCGAAGATGTATATACATCTGACCAATCAACATTGCCAAATCTTGGTGATCCGATTGTAACGATCCTTGTGGAACTTGAGCTTAAGCGTAAGTAGAACCCCAAAAGTTCATTCTACACCCCCCCCCAAAAATATTATAATTGTCGCGCAAAAATGTAAAAAAAATGAAATAAACAAATCAACATTTATAAGCAATTATTAAAACACAATGGTCCCCAAATTACTCATTGTATTTTTTGCATTGGCAATATCAACTATAGATGCCAAGCGTTGCAACAGTTGTTGTGTAAGTTGTTCGCCTCACACTAGAAGGGCGAACAACTTACAAAGTGAACTTACAAAAATAAAAAGTTCAAGGCTCAATATTGGCGTGAGTTTTGAATTGAGTGTTTCTACTATTGACGGAAAGCACATTGGATATATCCAAGATGTTTATGAACCAAGTATGACAATTCCACCAAATAGTCAAATTTACATCACTTCCAGAATTCCAAAATTCAGTGATGATAATTCCAATTTTGTAAGAATTTTCTACGACATAAACCACAAAGGACTCTTTAATGATTTGCCAATCCCAGGAAACTACACTGCGAGTCAAATTAGCCTCCCACACAGGTCAGTGAGTTCAATTCTTATTCCCAGCGGATATCAAGCAATATTGTATGATTGCGACCACTTTTCCGGAAATTCAATTGTTCTGACCGCTTCTCAAAAAGATCTTGGAAATTTCAATGACAAAATGGTTTCAATGGAAATTATTAAAATATTCGAGGAAAAACAGGACCATGTCGCCATTATTCATTCGCATCCTAACTACAATGGGAAAAAAAATGGAATGGAAATTAGAGAAACACTTGAAATTGTGACTTCAAAAATTAATTCGATTATGATTCGCCCTGAGCATGAACTTTTTGTCTACGACAATGACACTCTCAAAGATATATATTCGTCGAACATTACCAAAACTCCCAACTATTGCCGACCATTTTTGGCGACAGTTATTGCTCAAAAATCTTCATCAGAATACGCAGTTTTTTACGATGACGTTGATTACAAAGGCGACCATTTTACTCTTTTGCATAGCAACCCAGTACACAAAGATGTGTTAAATGGAAAATGTAGTTCAATGAGAATTCCAATGAATCACGAAGTCGTATTGTATGAAAATGAAAATATGCAAGGTGCTCATATCACTTTGAGCGGCGATATCCCGAATCTCGTATTTTATTTGTTCAATGATCGTACGAAGAAAATTGTATATCAGAAAAGATCAGAAAAAACGATCCAGAATGCAGTGATTTATACAAATCCAAATTTCACTGGAGAAACTAGAACAATCCCAATGGGATACTCGAAAATCCAAGAAGTAATTTACGCCGGTTCTATTAAAGTTCCACAAGGATTCATGGTTATTCTTGAGAAATTGCCCGTTTACCCATTTAATTATGAGCGTAAATCTGTATATTCGGCTGATTCATCCAATACGATTGATTATTTTGATACGCAACTAATTTCAGTGTTTGTCGATATTGTTTAGTTTCGGGAGTCAACACATCTTTAATTAAGCAAAAAAAATAGTTTGCGATTTTCAAAAGTATATTTATAAAAAAAGCGTTTTTCCGAAAAGGGTATAAAAGGTTTTTTATTATATATTTAAAAGATATGGAAGCTTCCATAACTTTAGAGCAAAATAGTATATCCAATGATGAGAAAAAATTTATAAATTTCCTCAATGAAAGACGTATAAAAAATGGTAAGGCTTCACATACGGGTGTCGGCAAGCAGACCGGAAAGTTTTTAATAGAGGGTCCCCAATTGAAAATATTTTACCAGCTTTACGCGAAATGCATGCAGAATAATATAGAAATAAGCCTGATAGAACAGCATACGGACATCGGTCCCTTCATTATTGACATAGATATGCGATTTAAAATCGACATGAAGAAGAGGGTATTTGATTATCCTTTTATTAAAAAAGTTTGTGGCGCATATATTAAGCAGATATTGGAGTATTTTGATTTGACAGACTTGCAAAAGCTCCAATATGTGCAGGCTTTCGTATTTGAGCGTCCGGAGCCATATGAGGCGAAAAATCTGATGAAAGACGGCTTACATATTATGTTCCCATTTATTGTAAGTAATCCGGCTGTTCAGACAATTATTCGCGAAAATGTGATCAAAGATTTGGAGGAATTATTCACACAAATTCCGATTGAGAATAACATTTATAATGCGATAGATAAACTGGTGATTGAACAAGTGGGTTGGTATATGTATGGAAGTACTAAGCCCAGTGTTCCCCGATATAATCTTACGAATATTTTTGATTACAACCTGAACGATGTTGATATCAAAAACTATGATGAATATCAACTTCCATCAATTTTGAGTATTCGGAACAAAACGGAGACAACTCCTCTCAAAGATTCCAAATTGGAAGAAATTAGTAATTTCCAATCCAAATCCTGCCAAAGGAAGACGAGCCGTAAAAAGGAGCTCTCTAACCTGTCAGAGCAGGAAATTGAGGATATTTATGAATTAATTAGTATGCTTAAAAATGAGCGCGCAGATGACTACAATGAATGGATAAATATTGGATTCGCACTGTATAGTATTGACCAGGAGAATGAAGATTTGCTGGCGATCTGGGATGATTTTTCGCGCCGGAGTTCCAAATATGATCCGAAATCATGTGACTCATTTTGGTATAAAATGAAATTCCGCGACGATGGCATTAATTTGGGAAGTATCCACCATTGGGCATGGCAGGATTCACCGGATAAATACAAGGAATTCCGCGCCAAACAGATGCGGTCTTTTATTGAGCAATCCGTTAGTGGAACGAATGTGGATGTGGCGAAAGTTTTGTATAAAATGTATAAATATACTTGGGTTTGTGCATCTATTAAGAATCAGAAATGGTATATGTTTTCACAGCATAGATGGCATGAAGATGAATTAGGAATTTTCCTGCGAAATAAAATCAGCAATGAATTAGTGTATGAATATATCAAATTTATTAGCTATTTGAACGAACGAATAATCGTCTTGGAGGATGAATTGGAGGCGGGATTGGACAAGAAAACAAAGTTCGAGACGGAGAATAAAATAAAACAGATGGAGGCGAAAATAGAACGGCTTACAGTGATAACGAAGAACTTGAAGACAACGAACTTCATAGATAATGTAATGAAGGAATGCCGTGGCTTATTTTACAATAAGGACTTCATCCAGAAATTGGACGAAAATCACTTCTTGTTTTCTTTCAAGAATGGGATTATGGATTTGAAGACGGGGGAGTTCCGGGATGGTCGCCCAGATGATTTCATCAGTCTCTGTTGCGGCGTGAATTACGTAAAATATTCGGATAAGATGCCTTATTTGGAGGATATCAAGGATTTTTTGGCAAAAGTGCACCCCGGTGAGAATGAGAGGCGGTATATGTTGAGTCTAATAAGCTCACTATTGGAGGGGCACAATGCGGATGAAAGCTTCCATTTATGGACGGGGACTGGTGGAAATGGAAAGTCCAAGGTGAATGAGCTATTGATTCAGGCTTTTGGCGATTATGCGATAAAATTTCCGATTACTCTTTTTACTGGGAAGAGGGGGGCTAGCAATTCGGTGAGCCCGGAGGTTGTGGAGAGTAAGGGGAAAAGGTATGCATATTTGGAGGAGCCGAGTGAGGGCGAGAGGATTAATATTGGATTGATGAAAGAGTATTCCGGTGGTGATAAAATAAAGGGGCGCGGTTTGTGGTCCAATTTCATAGAATTCAAGCCTCAGTTCAAGATTATTCTGTTTTGCAATGATATGCCGAAAGTGCCGGCGGACGATATGGGAACATGGCGCCGTATAAAGGTTCTGGAATTTTTAAGCTGTTTTGTAGATAATCCAAAGAATCCCAATGAATTCAAGAAAGACAAATATTTGAGTGAGAAGATCCCGAAATGGACGGAAACATTTATGTCTATGATTGTCCACAACTATCTGACGGATTATAAGGTCATGGGTGGGCTATTTATACCGAAAGAGGTGGAGAAGTTCACAGAGGAATACCAGAAGGATATGGATATTTACATTGATTTTATTAATACGCGGCTGGTGAAAACGGATAAGAAGACTGATAAGATCAGTCTGCAGACTTTGCACGATGACTTCAAATCATGGTATATGATGAATTACAATTGTCAGAAGTATCCCCTAAAAAAAGATATGAAGAAGTATTTTGAGAAGAAATACGGGAAGGCAAATTGTTCGACGACGCATATATTGGGATTTGTGAAGAATTCTGTATTTAATGACGATGAGGATGACTAGTTGGGGGGGGAAGCGCACTTCCCCCCTTACCCCCCCATGCTCATTTAGAGTAATTGCCAATTTTGGGAATAATTAGGAAATTGGATTGGAAAACAAAATTTCCTCTTCTTCGCCACATTATTGCAAAATATTTAATGAATATTTTGAATCAGCAGTAATTTATCAGTAATTTTGCCCAAAAGTGGCAATTGTGGGTTCAGGGTCGGCGCCTTATGTTGCCAATTTTGGGAATAATTGGGAATTGGATTGTCTAATAATAAATCCCCCAAATAATCGCCGAATTATTGCAAAATTATTCTATAAATAATTTTCTTCCATCATAAATCTATCAGTAATTTTGCCCCAAAGCGGCAATTGCGGGATCAAGGTCCATATAAATTCGCCAATCTTGGGAATCTAATAATAATTTTCCATATTCTTTGTAATTTATGACTTGCTTTTGGTCTGGTGTTTGGGGGTAAGCCCCTTTTTGAAAGGGGCTATTAGATGAATAAGCTACTCCCATTTAATTTATTTGCAAAATTTGTAAAAGCTCCTGGACTATTTGTTTCTACATATTCCATTCCAAAATAAATCATTAGTATAACAATCATTATCACCACAATTATGAGAATAACTTTTAGTGTTTGAATAATATTTTCTTTGCGCTTAGTTTCCATATTATTCGTGTAAATATCTTGGGTGATCGTGTTTATTTTGTTGTTGACATCTTCCAATTTCGTGTATTTTTGCTGGATATTGGAATTCACTGTGGCGAGCAATCTGTTTTTGTCAGAGAGTAAAATAGAGGCTTCTGAATTACGGGCGGACAGGGACCGCTTATGGGCTTCCAATGCATCCCTCTTTTTAATTAATTCCTTTAGTATTATTTCTAATTTAGCTTTTTCTATGTCATTCTTATATTCCGTTTCTGCAGTTGAATATGGTAAATTTTTTTGAATTGCAAGTAATCGAATCTGAACATCATCTTTTTCTTTCTGATTAGCAGTAATTAATGCAGTAATATCTACCAATTCTTTATCCAGAATAGTTTGCGAATTACCTTTTAAACAATTAGCTACTGTATCACATGATCCTTCTGGCATACCATATATATCAAATAATGATCCAGTAGTATCATCTGGATTAATTATTGGATTATAATTACTTCCTCTATAACATTTTCCTGTCATTTCAAGACCAATGCCAGTTGCAGTACTTGACATCGCAACATATTTAGATTTTATTTGAGAGGTTTGTTCAGCTCCTTTTATAGCATTTATGCAAGCTTGTATTGATATATTACTTCCACCATTAACGACTTGAAAGCCAAGATTCGGAGATCCAGTTGCCAATGTTATTTCATTTAATGTTCCAATATTATATTTAGTAGTCATCTACTTAATATAATAAAAAAATTTATGGCACATATCTTTTTGCGAATGGTTGTGAAACACTAATGTCTTGATTAAATGTCTTTATAAAATCGACCATCTTTATTTCAACAAACTTCGCTAATCCAGCATCTCCTGTACCGTATTTTTCAGTAAATTTTGGTAATCCCATAATGGATGTTAAATAATCCGAGTAAAATTGCTCAATATTTGGAGTTGATTGTTTCACAACATCTGCCAATTTATTTACCCATATTCCATATACATCACCTGGTATTTTATCTCCAAATATGAAATTCCACAAATCAACTAAAAGAACACTCGCAGTTTGCGAAAGATTTCTCTTTTCTCCACTATAAGATTGGAATAAATAGTTGAATTGTTGGTTAATATTTGTAACAATTGGGAGCTTAATATTATCCCAGAATGGCATAGGTGTTTGGTCAGAATCTGGAAAATCAATCACATCTAAAACCTCATTAAATCTTGGATCAGTTGGTAGTATTCCATTTTGATTTAATATTGTAAGCCAAGTTTGAAAAAAGAATTTGGTTATTGGATTCTTTATCTTGCTAAGATTAATATTAGGAAATTCTTGATCTTCACCCTCAATACTAAAATTAATTCTTCCAGTTGCCCCTGGATATATTTGTTGGGGAGGTGCACTTCCATCATAATAATAAAAGGGACCATTGGATTTCATTAAATAGTCTCCCTTTAGATAGGCAATATTCCTGCCACCGCCACCGCCACTGCCACTGCCACTTCTACCACCCTCTTCTTCTTCTTCTTGTAAGCCATTATTTGCACAATTTTCATTAACAAAATTATTCAAAGAACTACGTAATGCTTCCTTTTGTTTATTCCAATAATTCGCAAGTGACTTCTCATATTTTGAAATAATATTCTTATTCTCTCGTCCAAATTTCTTAATATCACTTTGATTGGCAACAACAATCATATAAATAATATAACCAACTACCATTAATACAGCAATACCAACTCCAATCATTGGGCTAAATGCTTTTGAAACTATTAGTAAAAGTGGTATTCCTAAAAATGGAATAAGAACAAAAAATCCAATAAGTATTTTTTTATTGCGAATCTGTTTTTGAGATAATTCATCATTCAATATAATTACACGATCTTTAAGAGCTATTTGGTCTTGTATTTGGGATAATTCATCAAGTTGATTATTAAGTTTTTTATTGTGATCTTCGACTAATTTTTCATTCTGTCCAAGTAATCCTACTTGGTAATTGTATAATTCCGCTTTTTTATTGTAATTGCTAATTAAGTTCGCAGAAATTTCATTCTGATTTTTTAAAATATCCTCATTTACAAGATGTTCAATAATTTCACCATTTCTTGAGCCGCCTATAAATTTTTCGTTTATAGAAGTAATAGCGTCTTGAACAATATTTCGACTTTCATTTAAAGAGTTAAGTGAATTATTCATGGTTTTACAGTCTTGTAACATGTCAAAGAATTTTTGATTAATAACATATAAAGTTACTTTCCGATTATTATTATCAGGGCAATTTTTCTGATATCTTCCTTTAGATGTAATTACATTCACATTACTATTTGGACCAATAATATATAAGTTATTATCAATAATCGCAAAATAATTATCAATCATTCTATTCGATTTAAGAGCACTTTTTGCAGCGTCAACTACATTATAACCAACTCCAATATTTATTATATTTCCTCTTGCAATATTATCATCTAGTCTTTCTCCATATTGGCAAGTATATTTTTCAGGGACATTTATTGTTTTCATTGGCCAATATGCTTTGCAATTATTCTCCCAGTCTGTTTTTGCAGCATTTGTATATCCATTGAAGTAAGATGGAGCTTCAGTTTGAGGATCATATGTATTTTTTTTTAAGCAATAATGTGGTCCCCATTCACTAGAACCACCACTATTCTGACAATCAGTCCTTGCGGTGTTTTGCCAATTTGATCGTGTATTATCACCATTTGTATAGCAATAAGTATAATCATTCCAATCATAAGGACCGATCCAACCAGGATAATAATTTGGATTTGGATAAGAAGCATACCTTAATTCATAAGCTTTATATGGAATATTCCACCACCACCAACGATAATACCTTGTAACAGTAACCCAATAAGAATAACTGATATTTGGACTCGTACTATTTGGTGGGCAAGTCGGTCTTCTTTTTACTTGCTTTGTTCGCCCAGCAAGACAATTACCATTATAATTTTGATTTGTGCACCCACTCCCGGCTTGTTTTGTCCATCCTTCAGGACAACTATCACTGTAGTCCTTCTCCTGATATGATGTTGGCGGAGTATATATAGGATCATTTGGAACAGCAACAGTATTAAAATCACCAATTGGTTGTACATATTCATTAAATCTAGTCCCTAAATTTTTAAAAGCAACATCTAAACATGATGAATCCCATTTAAATCCGGAAGTATTTATATAATCTCTTAAATAATTATCATTATATTGAATCGTATAAGGTGTACTTGATGCTATATCTTTAGAATTCATTTTCTATTATTATCAATTTAGAAAATTATTATTGTGATTAAGAAGAATCTTTACTGATTGTTTTATATCCTGGATAATACTCACATGGTATGGTTGATGTAAACCTAGTTTTAGGGTTATTTGGTCCAAGGCTCATATCAGTCATTTTAGCAGGATCGCTTGTCCATTCGCAAGTATATTGAGGTGTTGATGCATCACCCCCATAGTAAGGGCTTGGCTCATTCTTTTTACTAAGTGCTAAATATTCTTGTTTATTTGAATTTTTAGGTGCAGAATCTTCACTCAAAATATTCTCTGGAATATCTCCATCTTTCCAAACATTTTGACTATTATCGAGCCATACCTCATTTCCTGTATTATAATCATATTGAACTGTAACTTTTGGATTTACTTTTGATGGACAAGATTTAATGAAGTCTTTTGGAAATACATTCTTTACAACTGTCTTGGCAAAATCTTTAGCCGTGTTTCTTGTCTTATTGGCTATATTCACTAAATCATTGTCTTCATTGTTCTTCATCTGGAAGAAGACTACTATAACTGTAATAATAGCGCAAACAAGAATAAAAATTATACCAATAATAACTGATAAATAACCCATAGCCATAAAAATTACTGGCACAATCATCAAAATAAGAAATAATATTATTTTTTGCATTATGTAAATAATACGGTCCTTCTTTGTTTGTTCATATTCATTGATTTTTATTATTTTATTTTTAGTAGATATAACATTATTCAATTGATCAATTTTTTCTACATTCTCATTGAAATCTAAATTATACGTATTTCTATTATCCCCCATTAATTTTTTACTTATATCTAATACCTCATTTTGTTCATTGTACAGATTTGCTAAATTTAAACGTGTTTGTATTCTTTGATCTCCTTGATTCTTACCATATGCATTAATAATATTAAACTGGGCATCTCTTTCTTTGTTTACTAAATCACCCAAAGAAAGAGATGGATATACTGTATTCACTCCTGACATTAGGTATTTTTGATTATTCATCATTGAATTAATCTGGCTTTGATAATCTCCCATTCTCTAAATTAATAAATATAATATTTTAGCTACTTTTAAAAAAAGATGCGGCAAATAACACTATAACAATAATTGAAATAACAATCGCAATTAATACATAAACAACTTTTTTATAAAATATATTTTTATCCATAGATATTTGTAACATCCTATTGCGTCCTTCTAATACTTTCATTTTATCTTTAATAATTACTTTATTCTTTTCAATAATAAGTTGTTTCTCTCTTAATTCGTTAAACATTTTTACTGGATCTACTTTTGTTTTTTGTATATTTTCTTGTAAATTTAATACATTTGACCTTAATGCATTAATTTGATTATTCATAAATTTGATTCCTCCATCAACTGTCATAAATGATTCGTATAAATCTTTGCCATTATTTCTCATATTAAAATAAAATGAGAAAATATAATTCGTCCTAATAAATCACTCTAAATTTACTTTTTGTGCAAGTTATAATGTCATTTTTTTAGAAAAAAAATGCTTATAAACAAGTTATAATGTCATTTTTTTAGAAAAAAAATGCTTATAAACAAGTTATAATGTCATTTTTTTAGAAAAAAATGTATAAAAAAATATCATCCCAACAATCAATGCAATAATTACCGACAATAAACTATAAATAACCTTCTTTTTATAAATATTTTGATCAATAGATAGCTGCAACATTTTATTCCTTGTATCCAGTAATTTCATTTTATCATCAATTTCTTGGCTCTGTCCATATACTTGTTTCTGTTTTTCCGAAATTTGTTGAGCTTTCTTATCAATTTCTGTTTTTTTAGTATTAATCTCAGCATTTGCTGTTAATAAATAATTATCAATTTCTCTAATTTGATTTTCTGCACCTGTTATATCTCCATCTCCCACTACTGGATTTGCTTCTGGCATAAAATGATATAGAAAAAAATAATATTATTTTTTATAAAATCCTGCATATAAAATCAATATTAATAAAACTAAACCAATTCCTAAACCTACACGCCCATTTTTATTATCAAGAGTGCCACTAAAACCTTCAACTAAATAAGGATTGCTACCTCCTCCTTCCATTAGCCCTGCACCATAATTAAAAATTGGCTGTCCATTTAAATACTTGTGTTCATGTGGATAAGAGCCATAGTTCTTGTTTTCAAGTAGTTTTTGCGATGGATAAGGATAAAATGGATCCTGATTGCGAACAACTATTTTAGCATTACTGCCTAAATAATCCACAGTTTTTCCACGTTGTTTAACACTCGGTGTTGCCACTATTTCCACAAAATCCTTTGCTTTTTGAATAGGATAATGATTGCTAAATTGATTTCCTCGCACCCAATTAGCATTCCCTAAAATCTCCTTGTAATACGGATCCGGCGATTTATCATAAGTCTGCTTTACTGGATTATATAATTGATTCCTTGGTGCCGGCTCTAATAAAACATCTTGTGCTTCAGTTTCCCAATAATTTCCTGAAGCCGGTGTGCTCTTATATGTTGAAAATCCTAGAGGGGTATGCTGTTGATTCACAGTATTATAAGCAAGAGATGATATATTTTTCGGTTGATTCAATTTAAATTTTAAATATGATTTGTCATCCATAATATTCATAATTTTTTTTTTATTTCAAAATACGGTAATAATAACTCTCCCCTGTCATTGGACTCTGACGAATTATTTTACAAACATCGCCCGCTTTCATCCCATAATATTTTGCAACTGGATCCGTTGTTAGTAATTTGGGAAGCTGAGCCCGCGTAGTTTGATACTGTTTTAGGATCATGTCAACTTCTTCCTGGTTAAGAAGGATGTGTCGGGGGACAATCTCATGATGAGTAATATTAAACATAAGGTTCTTCATCGAAAAAATTTCGTACAATTTATACTCATCGTTGAGAAGTTCTTTTGCAATTTGCGGTGTTTGCTTGTCTTGGACAATAATAACAGTCACTTCATTCGTAGGGTATTTTTCATCCATCAGCGCTTTTAAAGCGACTAAATCTTTCTTACTAAATGATTTTGCATCCAATATAAAAGCTACATATACCATTTTTACTGGATTCATGCGATGAGTTGCAATTAATTGGATAGAATTTTCTTCTAAACGATTCGTAAAATCCTCGTAGTTCATATTTTTATCCTCTTCACTCACTTCATATCCACGATCTTCCAACATCTCCATTGTCGTCTTCCTAACGCGGAAATATATTTTAGTTCGTAATAATTGCTCCATTTTCTCTACTATAATATAGATTTAGTTTTAAATAAAAATAAATCATTTTTTTCTTTTATTAAATAATGAAATATATAATTTCTATTTTGTTGATTATTATTGTTATATTTTTTGCATTTTTAAAACCTAAATATAATATTGAATTATTTGATAACTATGATATTTTAGATTTATATGTCATAACACTTGGAAAAGAAGAGCGAATTGCAAATATAAAAAATCAAGAAACAAAAATAGGAAAAAAAATAAATATTTACAATGGTGTTATTGGACTCAAATTAGATATGAATGATTTAATAAAAAAAGGAATATTATCTGAAAATCATAATTTATCTAAAAATGCAAATCATGCTAAAAGAGAAACTGGGTGCTATTTAAGCCATCTAAATATTTATAAAAAAATAAAAAAAGACAATAAAAAAGGGTATACTATTATTTTTGAAGACGATTTTTTAGTTGATTCAGAAAATCTATTGGAAGAAGTTAAAAAAGCAATTGATACATTAAATACTAAAAATATTGATTTTGACTTCTTATTTTTAGGAAATACAAAAAATAATTACGGTGAAAATATTATTGATAATTTATATCAGGTTAATCCTAGAAAAAGATTATGGGGACTCTATGGATATTTAATAAATAATAAAAATATTGATAAAATCATTGATAAAACTAATAAAATTGATAGACCAATTGATGTAATAATTGAATATTTATCTTACAATGATGTTTTCAATACAATAATAATGTATCCAAATATAATAAAACATCAGTCTAATTATAAGAGTACTGTTGACAATACAGAAGATGTACTCTAAAAATTATCTAATTCTCGCATCGTATCCTCTAGCGAATCCACCCGATGTGGTATAATATCTTTATGATTAAGTAAATGATAATCATTTCCGTCTTCTTCGTATTTATCGCCGAAATAATGGATTTCTTCATATCCAAATGGTTGGATTACTCCCATAACTTGGACTTTATCATATTCTTTTGGATAAATTCCTACACCAACTGTACCTCCTTCTGCTATAACAATATCATTCTCAATTTTCAATTCCCAAGCTTTATTTTTTAACATTGTAATTAGCCTTTTCCGGTAATTGTGTGTATTATTAAGTTCAATAAATTGCGCCCTTTCTTCCAATGTTGCCACCATTCCAATTAAAGAAATATAAATTATTCCATTTCGTAAGTCTATGAAATGCCCCGTGATTTCATAATCCACTTTTGCGATGAATTGGAGCGCCTCTTTCACTAAAATGTTTATTTTTGGATAAAGATGATGTTGGCGAATATTTTTCTTATAAACGTTGTAAATAGATCCATAAGAATTTATAGTATGATATACACATCCACATTCCGTAAAATAATGAGTTATTTTAAGAGGTCCCAATTGAGATGTAGCTTTTTCAAAAGTGCCGCCTCCTACAATTCCAATATCATATCCAGCCTCCATTTTTTCGGTAATTTTTGCAATCATTTCTGGAGATACCTGCTGACTTGACTCCGCAATTGTCCCATCAATGTCGAACAGAATTAAAAGATTACGTCTTTTATTCTCTTGAGTTAAAGGACGATGTTTTTCCATAATTTTTTTGAATATCTTTTTTTTTTTAAATGAACTTAAAATGATAATTATATAAAAGCAATAATGCACATCGCTTATAAAAATCCGGGTGTTCCTTTTGGAGACATAACCAAACAAGTCGCAGATGATACTGAAAATAAAATCTCGTATATTGGCAGATTGGACCCATTGGCGTCCGGAATTATTATTTATTTGGAAGGTGATGAGCTAAAAGATCGTGACAAATATATGAATATGGATAAAACTTATAAATTCAATCTAGTCATAGGGATGTCCACAGACACTGGAGATTGTTTGGGTATGATCCGTCAAATTAACGCAGTGAATACTATTAATATTTCCATACTGACAGAAATTTTTAGCCAATTTTTGGGGGAATATGAACAAAGATACCCCGTTTATAGTGCATACCAAATTCATAAAAATGGGTTGAAAAAACCCTTATGGTATTTTGCAAAGAATGGAATTGAATTGGAGGAGTCAGATATTCCCAAACATATCATAAAAATCTATAATCTAGAGCAAGATGCTAAACCAATTTTTTCAATAAGGGATATGAATTATTTTATGGAACAAGTCGGGCTTATTCCAGATGGGCTGGAATTGAGGAAAGAGGATATTATGGCGCAATATAATGAATATACAGAAACCAATAAAATCCGGCTAATTGGAATTCCAATGCTGGCGAAAGTAAGTAGTGGAACTTATATTCGCCAATTATGCATGGATATTGGAGATAAATTGGGTGTTCCTTGTATGGCGGATAAAATAGAGCGCGTCGGCTATCATTTCCAGAGCTTAGAAAAAATGGAATAGTAGAACTAATGGCTGCTATTTATGTAGATACAAGAGAATGCAAACTTCGCGAATTATTAGAGAAAAATGGAGAGGCTTTTGTGACGAAAGCACTGGAATTGGGCGATATATTGATTGAACACCCTAAGCGCCAGATTCTGGTTGAACGCAAAACAATTGCCGACTTTCATGCTAGTATAACAGATGGGCGTTACAAAAATCAGAAATTGCGACTATTGGAATGGCGCAATATGAGCGGGCAGACGGATGCTCGTAAAAATATTATCTATTTGTTCGAAGAGAAAACCGGTGATAATAAAGATAGGTCTTATTGGGGCGCTTTAGTGAATATGATACTCCGTGATAATATTGGAGTTATCCAGTGCGATGGAATGGTGCGAACTGCACAAGTAATTGCGGATATTAAGAAAAAATTGGATGAAGACAAATTTGATGAATTAGAGGGCGGCGGACGAAATATTAGTTTAGAGGGATATGCAAAGGGGAAATTTAATACTCCCAAACATTGTTATTTAGGACAATTAAGTCTCATTCCGGGGCTTAGTCCCGCAATTGCTGGAAAAATTGCGGAGAAATACCCCAATATGCGGGCTTTGTTGGATGGAATGGATGTGAAAGAATTGGCGAATATTCGGATTACTGAAAAAAGACGTTTAGGGGATAAATTGGCGGAAAAAATCCATTCTTATATTTTCCAGGTGGAAAAATAATTTTTATCTCATATTAGAATATAATGGTTACCACAAGCTGCCCTCAATCCATCTCTTTTAAAAATGTGAATTGCGTTGGTTTCAATGCCGTTCCCTGCAATGGACCTCTTCAAACATTCCAGACTCAGGTAAATGATGTCACCCAGGAGAAGCGAACTGCTTGGTATATGAATCGCCGCAATTCTGATGTTAATATCACTCCTCTTTACCCATGGAGCCGCGATATTGTCGCAACAACAAATTCTGTGACATCGGCGAAGGATTTGTGCACTGAACCAAAAGGTAAATACGACCCATCAGTTACCCGATTAGGATGCTATCTTTACAAGAGCCCGATTAATTCATTGCCTCCTTATAACGATGCTAAATGTTTTGACTGTAGAACTTATGGTAAAAATTGCAAGAACTGTGAAGGAACTTATGAGTAAATTATCAGTATTTACTGCTAAATAATATTGATAAAAAATTATATATTTTTTATCAATATTTTATAATCAATTATTATAAAATATTTTGTATTTTATGGATAAATATATCGGAAAAGTTATTCTTGTCAATTTACCAAATAATAAACGACCTCGATATAGATGGATTGTCAGAAAAATAGATGATGGACGATATATTGTAAGAACACCAAAAATAGGTGTTTTGATAAGAGATCTTAATCTAAAAAGAGATAAGGATTTTGGTAAAGAAACATTACTTCCAAAGAATAGTAAACCAAGAGAATAATTGGATAAATCCCGTAAATAAAAGTATTCTAGCAAAGTTGTAAAATAAATTTTATTAGATTTATTATATATGACCACTTTTAACATAAATAATAAATTACCTCTTTTTTGTATTTTCATCTTTTTTATTTTGATTTGTGCGGATGCAACATCTAGTCTATTTCCATGTCATGTAAGACGAATTTTAGAGAGCAATTTAGTGCTAAAACATTTTATGCTTTATTTGACTATTACATTTCTGGTAGTTTTACTAGAAGATTTGGATAAAAATTTAGTGGAAGTATTCTTAGTTTCGTTCTATTTATATTTGATATTTATACTAATTTCTAAAACAGAATATGGATTTTTTATAGCAATTATTATTCTTACAGCAGTAATATATATATTATATTTGAAACGAAATGAAATTGCTAAAAGAAAAGAAGATACTACATCTAATGAAGAATTGGAAAAATTGGAGAAAACTAAAAATTTAATTATAAAAATAAATAATGGGATAAGTATTGTCGTATTTATTTTAATTTTTATTGGATTTATGATATACATGGGTCGCAAAAAATATGAATACAAAAATAATTTCAGTTATTTAACATTTATTTTCGGAAAAGTAGAGTGCAAGGGCACAATTTCAAATATTGACTATTCAACATCGCTGAAACATGTATTCAAATAATTTTTCTGGAATATGTTTGGATAATTTCACAATATCTTTTTGAGAAATAAATTGTCCAATATTATCAAAAATCATTTTCCCACCACTTCCTCGGTATTGTCCAATATTCAATGCGATTTGTATTATTTTGCGAATTGTTGGCTTTTCAGTCAATGGTATTCTTACCTGTTGTATAATAAAATGGTTATTTTCTATTATAATCTTCTCTTCGTATCCATTTATGGTGTATTCTGGCAAAAGCATTATGCTTCTGGTTAATTTTTTCGGTATTTTCTTCCATTTTTTGGCGGAATATTTATCAAATGGTTCAAGAATTTTTTTGATTGGTTGCCAAAAACCTTGTCCATCAAATTTGGTTGGATTTGCTTTTCTTAATTTATAGGCTTTGTCTAATACATTATTAAAAATAATTTCCAGATATTTTTGGCTATATATTTATACAATATTTTTATGAAAAATAATTTCTATATTTTTCGGCTATATATTTATACAATATTTTTATGAAAAATAATTTCCAGATTTTTCGGCTATATATTTATACAATAATTTACTAATAAACTCAAAATAAAGAGGAGGGGGCTACGGGGGAACCCTAGGTTCTCCCGAAAATTTGATTTAAAATTTTTCTATTTCTATATTCTATAAAAACCTTATAATGCAAGACGAAACACAAACAGTTTACCAAAGTCTCCACAATCCCAGCAATCGCTATATCACCATTAATGATTTAAAACTTATCTTCCAAAAAGCAGGTATTTTGGAAGAATTAGAGAAAAATGGTGAAGATTTCACGAAATGGGATTTACCCAATTTCCAGCGTTCATTTACGCATATTTCATATACTCATAATAGATCAAAAAAACAGGGCAAAAATGTCATTGAAAATGAAGATGATGGCGTGATCCCCTCCAAATGCCTGCCAATTCAGGAACAATCCATGGAACGCCTTGAATGGCTCGGTGATTCAATCATTCAATCCATCGTCGGAGTCTATATTTGGGAGAGATTCCCCAACCAAGAAGAGGGATTCTACACGATTTTCCGCAGTAAATTAGTGAAAACGGAGGCATTGGCGCAATTAGGTGGCTTCCTGGGCTTCAGCCCTCTTCTTATTATTTCCAAGCACACAGAAGACTACTGCAATGGGCGCACCAATGCTAAACACCTGGAAGATGCATTTGAAGCATTTATTGGAGCACTCTGGGAACAAACCGGCGCCAAATACAAATACGATATTGTCAAAAAATTCATTCTGAACTCCATTGAGACGAAAGTTGATATACCAATGCTCATTATTTACAATGATAATTATAAAGATATTCTCATGCGATATTATCAGTCCCATTTCGACGGTAAATTCCCCACCTATTCTAGCGTGAATACAGAAGAAATCAGCCAGGGCGAAGATAAAGCCAAGCGCAAAGTATACACGGAGAGTGTAAAAGATATTTATGGACATGACATTGCGTTCGGTTCCGCAAAATCAAAAAAAGAAGCTCAACAGATCGCCGCCAAAGAGGCATGCAAAATGTTCGGATTACGCGTTAGCGATGGAATTAATTATTACCTAAAAACGATCTGGGATAAGGATTAAAAGAATGATTTTATTTTCGCCCAGAGTGATGTGCTCTTCTTGGCGGCTTTCTTATCCTTCTTAGCTGGCTTTTCCTCAGTAGCTTTCTTAGTTGTCTTCTTGGATTTTTTGAGTTTCTTGCCACCACCGGTCTGTTGCATACTGGATCCCGGGAATGCCGATAAATTAACATCCATTCCACTCACTGCATTGATTCGCCCATATGCTCCCTCAATTTGACTGGGATTATTGCCCCTGGGAAGAGGAGCCTTGGGGGTATTCCATTGAGCAGGTAAAAAAGTTGCTCCTGAACTCTGCTCGCCACCACCACTAAGAGAATGATAACGTCTACTCTTGCTCTTTCCACCAGCTTGGCAATGTGGTCCGACTTGGCGAGGTGGTCCCAAATCAATGGGAGCACTATTATTCAGTAAACTATTCACTAAATTCCAGGATTCTTCTACACCTGTAACTTGAGATAAATGGTCAGGTGTGTGACCACCGCCAGAGTGTTTCTTGGTACGAGTGGAACGACTACTTTTCACAGTTTTTGCAAATTTCTTCAATGCTGCTTTACTTTCTTTTGATACCGGCTTTCTTCCGGGTTTTATTGGACCTTCTCCTGTCATATTATATTTTATAAAATATAATAATTTCATCCAAATGAAAATCTTTGATTTCTATACCAATCGCCCTTTTTCATCCACATCCCCCAATTTCACCGGATTTCCGTATTTGGCGCTCTCTACATCAAAAACTTCGAAAGTCGCCATATCCACTGCCACCTTCCGCACCGATTTCGGCGGCTCCTTAAGTGGGCTCTTGCACTCTTTATTATAGAAATAACATAACTTCTTCTTCTTTGCATCAGCAAATATTAAATTGTTGTCATCATCCAGGAACATTGGAACCAGTGTTTTCTTCACCGTTTTCGTCGCCATTTCCGTTTTCCCGTACACTAAATCCTCCCGGATATTCGCTTTGTATCCTAAACCACTGGAGCCCACCCCATATGTGAAGCACTGTATATCCTTCTCATTATCCACTGCATTTAATACGCAATCCACTGCGGATTCTTTCATGATCTTCTTAATTTCCTCCGTAAGTTTTAGCTTTCTAAGGGCAACCTGATACATGTATTCGTCAGTGGATTCGCGATCTGGATCCATTTTCCTATGTTCAGGCGATAGAATTGACATATACCGGTAGACATCCACTTCACGGTCCTTCTCCGGCAATTCAATGTGCGATAAATAGCGATTAGCACGCCCTACAACCTGATTTATTCGCATATCATGCCAGAATGGCTCCATTATTTGCACTTGGCGAATATTTTTCAGGTCGATCCCCTCTGCACCGGCACTGGTTACTAGAAGAGCCATCAGTTCCTCTCCATATTTATTCTCCGGGGCATTGTAAACTGCCCTCAATTTCTCCCTCGTTTCTTCATCTTCCTCTCCAGAATAAATGGCGAACCTTTTTTCCCCCTTATTTGGGCGATTGGAGCTCTCAATGTCATAGCGAATCCAGCCATTCGTCTCCAAAACCAGGGCAAATATTCCAATCCCCTCTAATGACCGGAATGCGGAATACACGAGGATCAGCCCAGGGCTCTTATTCATATTTTCCAACATTGCCGCCATTTTGGGCGAATACCGCTGTAATTGGTCGGGCTTATTCTGCAAATAGGTCTCCCTATTTTCCGACAATTGGGCAATAGCACTCAAAATGACCTCTTTATCCTTCTTATTCAAAGTATTCTCCTCTGTCATTCGCATATTTTCCTTCTCTAATTCACTAAGGTCGTCCGCCGCTTTACCGGATTTCTTCGCCTTCTTCTCCAATTTCTTCTTTCTCGCATCCGCCAAAAATTTTTTAATAAACGGGCGCTCTATTTCAGGAGGAAAGACGAAATTACTGAATTGGCGTGTGAAAACTCGGAATAAGCTGGATATTTTCTTACTCTTGGGGTCGCTCCCGGTGCCAAATAATTTCTGCATGATTCCGGCTTTTTCCTTATCGCGCTCAACTTCGCGCACTTGTTTGTATTCCTGATACTGGTAGTCACTCATTGGAACATTAACGAATTGTATAGGATTCATTCTGGGGTAATAAATTGGTTTTCCACCCCTGTAATAACTAATTAAGCCCGTCATTCGCCGCCGTAATAGGTCCAAATTTTTCAGGAAATCACCGTCCTTAGTTTCTTCAATGAAATAGCTGTGGAATTCATCGGCATTGTCTGGGAATAGGCTGTATTTTTTCGTCTCGATGTAGTCAATTTGCACACCAAATTTCGTGGCGTTCTTCAGGATTTTCTGGATTGTTTCGTCAAAATTGGGATGATGTGACGGGATATTCAAATATACATACAAATAGCGCTGCTGAGTATCTACCCAATCAACGTTGTCCAATTCCTTCGTTTTATCCTGAAGGATAGTCATTTGCCACTGGAGATCCCCCGAATTTTTGAGGGATTTTATAAAAAATGTGGGCACCTCAATATAGCCTCTCAGTATATTACACAATATGGCGATTTCGAACGGGAAGTTAATAATGGGCGTACCACTGAGCGCCACAATCTTCAAATTCCGGGCGTTCATCAGCATTTTATATAATTCGGGTCCCTTCTTACTATTGGACACGATCATAGACACTAAATTATGGGCTTCGTCAATGACAATAGTATGATTGTCAATACTCGGTATTTTCTTAAGTTGTTCAATCGTATTAGCTGCATTGTAGGAAATAAATGTGTATTTTTCGCGGAGGGCGTCTTCATTGTCCTTATAGGCAGTCACACCGCAATCCGTGCGTAGGGCGGTTATATAGTTCGTTCGCAAACTAGCGGGAGATAGGACAATCACATTTTTTCCCAATTTCAGATTTTCGGCGACAGTAATGGATGTGCAAGTCTTACCACTGCCGAGCCCATGGTATAACAATAGTCCGCGATAGGGGCTAGATGATCCCAGATAATCACGGACGAATTTTTGGAATGAAGTGTATTGCCAGGGACCATCTTTGGATTTTTTATTTGCCTGTTCTTTTACCTGATATGGCAGGAATGTTGTATTAATCCACTCTGGAAATTCCTTCATATATTGGCTGACCCATTGATTGGGAACAATGCTGTCCCCCTGATCTTTCACTTCTGTAATGGGCTTAAGATATTTTAATTGGACTAAAACGGGCTTATCTCCTAATTCTTCTCTAATTTTCTTCTCAATGTATTCCACTTTGGCATATGGTGATTGCACCTCTAATATTCTGACTTTCGTTTTTTTTGCGGAAGATGTCCCAATTGGCGCTAATACTATCTGATTTTTCAACATCTATTTTTATATTAGATAAAAAATTGATTGCAAAATGATATCACCTTTGGTAAAAATTGATTTTTTATAATTTCATAAATTCGTAAAAACAAAATGAATGTGTCACCAAAAACTGGTAGAGTTATTGGAATCGATTTTGAAAAAAAATCAGAAAAAAAACGCTTACTATCATGTAAATACACAAAGGATACTTTCTCTATGTATGCAATATGGATCAGAGATTTTTTTATTATACATCACACGATTTATGAATATATTGGCGATAGTCTAGAAAATTTTTACAATATTTTACATGATAAATTCTTTGAATGGCTCAATCAACCGAAAAATTATTCAAAGTTTATGTTTGAAATAAAGAAAATCTTTATGGATATGGCTGATGATATCTTGATACGCGAAATAATGCTCAAAAAACTAAAAAATCCGTTTTTGATAGAATTAGAGCCTGAAGAAAGACATATCCCCAAGGAATATATTAGTGAAATTGAGCACAATTATTTATCAGAGCCTGAAGAAAGACATATTCCACATGAATATTTTAGTGAAAGTGAGTATGAGTACGATATTGATTATTTCTCGGACCCGGAGCCATGCTACAATTTGATGGAAGAAAACCATATTCCAGATGAAATTATTAGTGAAGATGATGTCCCAAATTACGATGACAATTATTATTTATCTTTTTTCTCGTAAATTATAAAAAATTGATGGCAAATTAAGTGCATTTTTTAACATTATTGCCAGCAGTGGAAAAAGGCAGTCATTAACAAGATGACAAAACCACGCACTAAAGCAGCGGCAGCAGCACCACCAGCGCTTTCACTCAAAGCAATTTCCAAGTCGACTCCAGCAAGTCAAACCCCGCCAACCAAGGAGAAGGAGAAAATCTATTCCGCTGACAATTTTCCATCGAAGCAAAGATTTCTCATAGAATTCCTTCAAAAACACCCCAAAATTAGTGAGTTCCTTGATGAAGGAGAAATTCAGAACTTTCACAAATTGTTGGATGAACTTTTCTTCAATTGGCTCAACCATCGCCAAAATTCCCAAAAAATTGTCTATGAGATCAAACGTGAATTCATGAGCATTGCCGAAGCAGTTTTGCTTTTCGAGGTCACAAAAAAACAACGAAAACTGACGCCACATGGTTTTGTCATTGGTCCTTTTCAAAAAATTTTGGAAGCATTTGCAGCAGATATTGAACCACGCAATCCAGAAGTTATGCCATATTCCCAACCTCTGTGCAACCCTCAAATTTCAAAACTTGCAGATACACGACGCCAGATATGGGAAGATGAAGTGAGATTGTCTGGTGTCGATGCTTCTGTTGGAGATAGTGTCGATGATGAGTTCTTCAATTTTGATGCTTCCATCTTTTTTCAGTGATTTTTACGATGAAAAAAAATTGATTTATTTTATAATTCATTATTGATGATATACCAAAGAATAGAACAATCTATCAAATGGCTACCCATATCCCCGAAATCGAAAAATACATTCGCGAAATGATTGCAACTAATGGCGGCTCTTTCAACAGAGAAGCAATTTTGATGAAATCCAAAGAATGGATGGAAAAGTTCCCCGTTGAATTCAATTCAGTTCTCAACATGATTGAAGCTGAAGGAAGAAATGTTGGCTGTGATGAAATGGATGATTCCACGCCGTCTGTCGCCTATGGCGGCTACGCCGTTGATTCCACGCCTTCTGCCGCCTATGGCGGCTACGCCGTTGATTCCACGCCTTCTGCCGCCTATGGCGGCTACGCCGTTGATTCCACGCCTTCTGCCGCCTATGGCGGCTACGCCGTTGATTCCACGCCTTCTGCCGCCTACCATGGCTGCTTCGACGATGATTCCACGCCCTCTTTTTCCTTTGGCTCCAGACCTGGTGTAGAATCTACACCACCTGTCGCTCCCCATCATGACGAATACAGTGGCAATATTATGCCTGACCACATGTCGTCTGTTTCTGATTCACCAATGGGAAGTGATCACATCGATTCTTCCCCTGGTGGCTATCAAGATGACGATTTTGAATCGGACATGCCTCTTCAGAGAACCATGTCGTCTTGTGCCCCATCCAGAAGGTAAGAGTGAAAAGACGAATCATTGAAATTCACAATTTATAAAAATATTTGATAATTATATTTTAGGGTAAAGCATATCTCCTAATACTTAAAATAATTCCAATTATAATCTATACTAATCTATGACATCCCTACTCGAAGAAATTATAAAAGAAGGCACATTGCTCAATGAGTCCCAAAATTACCCCACAACAACCGAAAAAATCAATATAAAAATAGATGCCCTCAGTATTTTGTCCACAAGCAAAGACACTTTTGTCATGAACCGCAAATTTTTCGATTGGAAGAAGAAATTGGTAGATGGAGAAATTGTTGTCCCCAATTCCAACGAATTTAGCGAGACATATGCAGAATGGTTATTGGAACCACTACTTGTCTTCTGCAATCAACCAGAAGACATTGCCAGACTCCTCGCCGATGAACTCCATAAAAAGAAATACAGATATGTCCGCGCCCGGAATGACATGTATCCATCGCGCCTTATTGTCGATGTTGAATTTGATATTGTTGCGTTTATTAACCCTACGAATAAAACTATCCAGAAGCACGCCCAAAATCTGGAATTGTTCGGCTCCAATATCAACACCAATGGAATAATTCTACTCCCCATTTTCCTCTATGACTATATTACGCCAAAATTCAATTATGAACAATGGAAAGATAATCTCCTGATTGAGCCCTTTTTGTGGGAGCCAATGATCAAGTCCTGGGAAGAGAAGTGTGTTATGCCAATGCCAATCCCCGTCCTCTCCAAAAATGCTCAAGAACTCTCCAGCAAAATATTCGAAGCGATAAAAACAGAGCCCGAGGGTGACTATGTGTTCACCGGATTCTACACATATGCTCTAATGACGAGCCCCAATATCCCTTACAATGGAGAATATCATATATATCATGAGAACCCTAAGGCGTTCCTTAAAAAGCTCAATGATCGATTCCCCGGGCAAGAGATTCGGATGAAAGAAGACCCCCAAATTTACTATTATCAAAGCAAACAATACGTAATCTATTTCAATGGACAAGTCCTTCTGACAATTTATGAGCTCGATTTCCCCATCAATTTCATTAAATTGGGGCTCTATAATCATGTGAATTACCATGGTCTACTATTATTCCTGCTAATGGATGCATTAAAGGCGCCTCTCAAAGAATACGAAGATAAGACGTGTTATATTGGATATTTAGTGAAAACACGGAATATATTCTTGAAGTCCATTCAAAGTGAACCTACTGTGAAAAATATTTTTGAAATCCTACAGAATAATCAGATTGGTCCCAATACGACGCCATTTCTCGATTTCAAAAAGAAGGAATATCGCAAGGAGCTGACTTTTTATCATAAACCAGAAGCCGTTGGAATTTAAAAAACTTTGATATTAGATAATATATAAGAATATAAAATGGCATTCCAAATTTACTCAGAACAATTTTATAAAGATTTGGACAAACGAATCGAGAAAGTGGAGAATGAAAACAAGGACCTCCCATTTTTGCCCAAAGATGAATATATGAAGCAACAGAAAATAATAGAGGACTTCCTGAAAAAACAAAAACTGAAGATCTATGGAGGCATTTCACTGGATAAATTTATGCCGGCGAACGACAAAATCTATGCAAACAAAGAGGGCAAATTGGTGGATTATGACGCCTATAGTCCCACACCTTTGAAACACGCGGTGGAATTGGGGAATATATTATTCAATGCGGGCTTCCAATTTATTACTGTGAAAGAAGGAGTGAACGCTGGTGTTTATAAAATATTCAACTATTTCCAGGAGGCAGTGGATTTGGTGTTTATGCCCCAGCGAATTTATGATATTATACCGAGTCAGGCGATAAATGGGCTGGAATATGTCCGCCCCAAGCATTTGAAAATTGATTTACTAGTTGCTCTTACGAACCCCAAACAGAGTATTTTTAGGTGGCAGAAGGATTTTGAGCGATTGGCGAAATTGGAAAAATACTTTCCAGTGGAAAAACCGGGGAATTTTTGCCAATCATCACGGTATAAATATTCGCAGTCGCCCGTTGAGAAGAAAATAAAGGACTACATTTTTTCGCGGGATGATTATATATTATTCGGGGATAATGCATATTACGCTTATATGGAGGCATCTGGGCTAAAAGACTACTTTTCACCGGATGTGAAATATCTGGAGATTGGAATGCAGAATCCGGCGACTATGTTTGAGGATTTGAAGAGGATAACCAATGGGAAGATCAAAATAAAGCGGTATCATCCTTTTATGAAGCACATTCCCGCTCGATTTATTGTAACGGACGCCGACAAAGATACGCATATTCTTCTGATTATTTATGAATTGACGGAGAAATGTATTCCTTATATTTCGCACAAAAATACGAAGATTATGACATACCATGGACTGGTTTTATACTATAATTTTATGATATATCTTTCGGAACGCTATGGAATCCGTGATCGACAGCAAATTGCGGAATGCTGCTTATATGATTTGGAAAGGGGGAAGACTTATTTTTTCAATCATGCAAAAAAGAATGAGTTTGATGACACAATTTTCAAATGTTTTATTCTGCCCTGTTTGGGAAAAGAGAAGAATATTTTAAGAGAGAGTAAGATAAAATTATGGACGGCTGCTCATACGAAAATGAAGCCGTTTTCTTATGTGCCATCAGGGAGGTCATTTTTGGTGTCTGAGGATAAAGTGCCGCCTGGTATTGTGAAATTTGTTAGCGGGGAATTTGACAAGGATATATATTTATGAGCTGGCTTAACCAGCTTAAGAAGTATCTTATTATGAATAATATGAAAGTTAGATATTTATCAGATTTACATTTAGAATTTATTAAACCAAATAAAATAGAAAAGTTCATTCGAAAAATTCCATCTGGAATTGATGAAATATGTATATTAGCAGGAGACATTGGTAATCCATATCAAAAAAATTACGATATTTTTATGAACTTTATAAGTAAAAATTTCAAAAAAACATTTTATATTGCAGGAAATCATGAATATTATAATACAACAAAAACAATACAGGAAACAAATGAATTTATGGAAGGTTATTTTCAACAATTTAATAATATTAGTTTTTTGAATAATAATTATGAAATTTATAATAATTATTGTTTTATTGGTACTACTTTATGGAGTAAAATTACGAATCCAAAATATGAAATAAATGATGTCCATAGTATTCATAATTTTGATTATATTCAATATAATAAATTAAATATGTTATGTGTTGATTTTTTACAAGATGCATTACAAAAAAATGAAAATTGTATCGTTATAACACATCATATGCCTTCTAGTTCATTGATTGATGTAAAATATAAAACTCAAGAAATGATGCCTTATAATCAATGGTTTTATTGTAATATGGACGATTTGATTGAAACAAATGTAAATAAAATAAAATATTGGATATATGGACATACTCATACATCATCAAATGTTATTATAAATGATATATCATTTCTATGTAATCCAATAGGTTATCCAAATGAAAATAGAACATTAGATTTTCAAAAAAGTTTTACAACCAGCGTTTGAATAATTAGTTTAGGAAACTTTCATACATTGTGAAAACTTTTTAGTAAGCTGATTATGAGCGATTAAGCGAATAATCAGCTTAAGAAGTTTTCATACCCTATGAAAGGAAACTTTCATACATTGTGAAAACTTTTTAGTAAGCTGATTATGAGCGATTAAGCGAATAATTCGCTTAAGAAGTTTTCATACCCTATGAAAGGAAACTTTCATACCATTTTTTACTCTGCAAATTGCGAATTTCGCGTTTTAAGCGGTCATTTTCATCTTTATATACAATTGATTCTTCCAACAAATTTGTTATTTTTTCTCCAAGTAACATTTTATATTCATCAAAATTATGAATTTCCAATTCTTTTTTATGGTTGTCTTCTTCCAGATCTTGAATATACTCGTCTTTATTTTTATTTATATTTTCTAGCTGATTAATAATATTTTCTCTCTCAAACTGTGTTTTTTCATTCATTTCATAGTATTCAAGTTTTTGCTTATTCAAAAATATTTCTTTCTGTAAATTATCTATTTTGGAAGTTTTTATTAATAGTTCATTCTCAATATTTTTATGTATTCCAATTTTAATATTAAAAACTTCAATATCAGATTCTAGCTTTGTTATTTTACTGGTTTTATTTGCATTCTCCTCTTCCAAGACTGCAAATTTCTCATATTGTTTGGAAATCTCTTCTTCTAATGCAGTCAATTTGGCGCCTTTATTTAAATTCTTTTCATCTAATTCATCCAATTTATCACTTTTATCTGAATTCTCCTCTTCTAATGCAGTCAATTTATCTTTTAGATTGGCACACTCATTTTCTAATTCATCCAATTTCTCTTTTAGTTTTGAACATTCCTCTTCTTTTTCAGTGAAAACTTCGTCTAAATCTGATTTTTGCCTCTCCACGTATTGCAATTCTTGTGTTAAATCCTCATTATCAACTTCAACAGATTCTAATTTCTCTGTTAGATTGGCACACTCCTCTTCTTTTTGAGATAATTTCGCAGTTAGATTGGCGCACTCTTCTTCTTTTTGAGATAATTTCGCAGTTAGATTGGCACACTCTTCATCTTTTTGAGATAATTTCGCAGTTATATTGGCACACTCCTCTTCTTTTTCAGATAATTTCGCAGTTATATTGGCGCACTCTTCTTCTTTTTGAGATAATTTCGCAGTTATATTGGCGCACTCTTCTTCTTTTTCAGATAATTTCGCAGTTAGATCGGCACACTCCTCTTCTTTTTCAGTGAAACCCTCATCTTTTTCATCCTTTTGCCTCTCCAAACATTGATACATTTCAGTCAAATTACGATAATCTAGTTCAACAGATTCCAGTTTTTCACTTATCCAATTATTTCTCTCTTTTTCGCCAGAATACTCTTTCTCCAATTCAGCAAATTTATTGGAAATAATATTATATTCTTCATTCCTTTTTTTAATAATATCCTCCAATTTTTGTATATAAGATTTGTTATGACTTAAAATATCATTCATTTCCATTTCTCTTTTCTCATAATTATATGACATTTTTTTAAATTGACACTCTAATTCATCGTATTTCTTCAGTATCCCAGCTTTCTCCATTGTTCTTGCGTGTTCCGCCAATCTAGCCTCTTCCGCGATCCTAGCCTCTTCTGCGATCCTAGCCTCTTCCGCGATCCTAGCCTCTTCCACGATCCTAGCCTCTTCTGCCAACCTAGCTTCTTCAGCCAACCTAGCTTCTTCTGCGATCCTAGCTTCTTCTGCCAATCTAGCCAATTCAGCCAATTGTTTCTTTGCCAAATAAAATCGGCTCGCCTGAATTATAATTTTTGCGGCTCTATCTTTTATTCTCCTTGCGTTAATAAAACCCAGACAAGCCTTTTGAATCCGCAAATATTTTCCAATCAGAACAGAATACTCCCGCCTCACAAAATTTCGCCTTATAAACTTTCCCAATCCATCCACAATTTTCAATTTTTTATGCGCCTCATTCACCATAAAAACCATTGTTTTCCCTTCTAGCACATCAATCCCCCCTATTTTCGCATAATACCCACCATATTTCGCTATGAATTCCTCTTTTTTTATTCGAACAGGGTAAGTCTGTCTCGCCAAATCCAGCGCATTAGTAATCCCACAGTAGTTCAGCTGTTCCTCTACTTTCGCACTCTCCCATAAATTCGGCAAATTTTCTTCATTGGGCTTTATGCATCGAATAAAATACAAATAACTATTCCCCAATTCCCGCATTAATCCCCCCAATTCATCGCGGAATTTGCTAGTTATCGTCTGTATTCCCCCCTTCTTCTTTTGCTGCGGACTCTGTTTTTCACCCATGACTTGCGCCATAAATTGCTGAATGTCGTAATTCATTTTCTCCACATTTTTCTCCGTAAATTCACCCAATTTATATTCCACATTATCCGCGTAATGGTAAATAACAAAGGACTCCAATTTTTTATTAATGATCTTTTTGGAATTCGGCAGCGACAGCAACAAGTCACTGTCTTTCGCTCCAACAATCGACTTTTCATCCAGAAGAGCAAAGAATTTATCGAAAAACTCCAATCGCCCCGATTGAGACTCAGAGTCAAAAGTTATCTTTGTGCTAAGAATTCCCTCGGATTCGAATAATTTAATTTCCTCTTCAAATACAAATCGGTTAAAAATAGACTGCAATGTCTCATTCGTATAATTGATGCATAATTGTTCAAACCCGTTCTCTGTAAAAGTTTCAAAACCAAAGATGTCCAATATTCCGAAACTTTTAAAGTAGTCCGCACTAGACCCCAACTTTTCATTCATTAGTCCAATTATTTTATGGAACAACTTTTCATAAATAACCATAACCAGTGTATCGCGAACATTTTTAGAGCCCGTCTTATCAAGAGGGACTTTAATGGACTCTTCGCCAGTTTTCAAGGTTTTCTCACTCAATAATTTTCCAATATTGCCATAAACAGTGTCCGTTTTATTCTCCAATAATTCTATGCAAAATGTAATCATCTTCTCCACATTCGCCCAATCATACCCATGAATATATTTCTCCCAGATTCTCTGTAGGTTATCTTTTTGTAAATAGTCTGTGTTCCAATCATCCCTCTGGAAAGTTTTTCTATTCTTTTCATATCCGAACGAATAAAATATATGGTAGTTTGTCAAATTATCTCCAATGAGGCGCACTTTTTCCAGAAGATATGTGCGAATATTGGCGTAAATAAGATTATTTTTGATATTGATTTGGATAAATTTACCGAAACGTGAGGAATTATGATTTCTCTGGGTGCTAGCATTACCGAAGCCCTCTAGAATTGTGTTGAAATCCAGAATCATTGGAAGGATTCTGTTAGCATCCTGATACTGAAGCGCCAAATAGTCTAATATTTTCTTTGTTGTTTCCGTCTTCCCTGACCCTGACTCCCCAGAGATTAAAAAATTCTGCACCTTTTGCTCAGATAGGATAGCCTCGTTCGCCGTTTGATAAATATGGGGAGTATCAATTCGATTTTCTTTATTATTAAGAAAGTCCGCCTTTGTTTCATCGCTGTATAGGTCTGTCACCATAAATGGATTTACTGCTAGTAATATTTTGCCAGCCGTTGTATAAATATTTTTCTTTTGATAATGATGCTGCAAATGATAGAGAATTTCGGGGGTATTAATGTAGGCTAGTTTCGTCAAATTGCGAACGTTATGATTTGGCAAATGCGGATATTTGGTTTCCTCTTCTTGAAGTATCCAATTTTTATCATTGTCTTTTTTCCAAAATTTTTCTGTCATAATTGATATTACTAATAATTTTTTTTTCTTTATATCTACTATGGTGAAATACAAAAATATTCTAGCAGTAGACACGCGTCCCAAGAAAATACTACCAAAAGAAACACCCCTTTGTTCTAAATACCCAGATGGAACCACTGAAGGGGTTTTCTGTCAGGTGCAAAATTTTCCGCGCATTGTAGTTTTAAGCGAGCCCTATGGGGTGAAAAAAGTTCTCGAATTGAACCAGTGCAATTATGTAGGCGAGACTAACCAACCCTGTGGATTTCCTTGCTGTGATCAACCCCCTTTTCCTGTGGAACTAAAAGCAACCGCATCTAATGGGTTTAATCCCAATCCGCCTTATATTCCGCCGCCGAGTGAGCAAATTTATTGCTATAATTTAAGGTCCAGACTAGACTTGTGCAATGTCAATAAGAGGAATTTTGATGTCAGAATTTGGCCTTATCTGAATGTTGTTTACCCATAATCCCAAAAATTTTTCTTATAAAGAATATGGGTTTTTTGTTAATAACAAAAGATATTAATACTTCTAGAGTCTTCGTTAAAAACACTACTTATGTTATAAAAGGTGCAGTTTGTGTTCTGAAAAATGTTGAGCTAACAATAGAAAATGGAACAACTATTTTATTAGTGAATGGTCCAATGCGTTCAAGTCTCATTTTTAATACTGGCTCTAAATTAGTCGCTGAGCATGTTTATTTTAGGGCATGTGATACGACGTATAACCTTGTGAAAACTGCAAATAATGGCGGGCTATGGTTTTTGGGGTCCTCATCAAATGCGGAAAAAGACAAGATTACAGTGAAATATAATATCACACCATCTAGTTTTCAAGCAATTCGAATATTCTCCGCATATTTAGGTCGCTGTGATTCCACAACTGACGACATTGATGCTATATCTGTCCTAGGTGTTGGCAGCAATGAGTGGAATATATCCTCGATTGTATCCTATTATTCGGGGGATGATGGCTTCGATGTTGAAAATTCGGCTATAACTCTTAAATATTTGCGTGTTGTTGAGCCAAAAGAAGACGGCTTAAATATAACCAGCAGTCGAGTTAATATTTTGAATTCGCTGGAAGTGGATATGGGTAAATCCGGCAAAAAGGATCGAGATATTTTTGACTTGGAGCCAGACGAAGGACAGACATATGTTCGCCTGGAAGAGGGATGCGATGTGAATATATCTGGCGTTTTTGGAGACCAATTAAAATTAGTGTCCAGTGATTTACCACAGCCAGATGGGGATAAATATTATGCGTTTAATGGGAAATTAGAGAACGGTCAGACATATGTTTATTCACAGAAAATATGCAAGAATGCGGAAATATCTGATGATAGCTCAAATTTTCCAATGCTAAAAAATATTGCTTATCACTGGGAAATACTTAAAAATATAATGTGATATAATATGAAAAATGGAAAATATACTTTTGGAATATCAAAAAACTATTCCAAAATCTTTGCGGATTATTACAAATATAATTCACACAAGTTTTTTTAGAGAATTGGATAATCTAGATAAATTGGGAGAATTAACCGAAAAAACAATAGCGGATGTATTCCGGGCGAACCTCGAAAGATTCCCAATCCCGAATATTTTTTTCCAGGACACAAAATACGAAATTGTTTTTCGCAATAATACGGTAGCTGATAAATATTCCATGAATTGGCATTATGATAATAAGCAGCTAATAAAACATAAAATATCGAATTTGCAAAAAATTCATAGTTTGCAGATCATTTCTATGGATGACAAATATGTTTATGGGCTATATTGTAAAAATCCGATTCAATTTACAATAATTATTTATTTTGATACTTATAATATTGACTTCGAAGGTGGAGAATTTCATTTTCATGATGAAGTAGTTTATCCTGAGAGAGGTATGCTCCTTTTATTCCATTCAAACGAACTTCACAAAGTTACAGCATTGACTGGCGGCAAAAGGCGGGCAATTGTTGTGAAAGTTGGAAGAATATAGCCAATTTTTTTAACTATCCTCTGCAAATTGGACATGTATTACTTATTTTCACCCATTCATCTAAACAATCTTTGTGAAATCTATGATTGCATTTTGTTGTCACCCATAGTTTATCATTTTTATCAAGACATATTGGACATTCAATTTTATTATTTTTATCTGGTTTTATGCAAAAATAAGGATTACACAGAGTTGTGAATAATGCATATATAAAAAACAATCCAAAAACGATCAAAATAGCTATTGCATTTAATTGCATAATAAAAATACTTGTATAATACATATTTTCTTCTTTCATCAATGGTGACTGAAATAATAACGCAATTTTACACATGGATTCAAGCACTGCAAAAATATATTTTATATTTGGTAAATTTGTATTCTTCCATAATTTATATTCTTGTAATGAAACGAATATTCGACCTTTATTATTCCAGTAAATTAGCTCATATCTAACTAAATTGGTAATCGATGCAAATATTGTAGAAAGTGTTGCACAATATAAATAAAAGAGACTATTTTTCTCTATCGATTCATATGAATATACTATGCAAATAATATCAAATATAAAAAATATACATCGAATAAAAATATTCACTATTTGACACCTTCTTTTATCGACTAATGTAAATTCCATGGAATATAGCCTTATAATTAAGATGTTTATAAATCAAATTGAATCAAGAAAATAGCGACAATATGGACAAATTGTACTATATTTGCGCCATTCATTCAAACAATCATAGTGAAATTCGTGCTTACAAATCGTTTTTACCCAATAATTCTCATTTATTTCCATACATATGGAACATTCATCATTTATTTTTTTGTATTTCTTTGGGTTTTTCCATTTATTGTATAAGGTCTTGCTTATCCAATAAATAAAATATATAATACATAGCTTCACTAATATTATAAATAATCCAATATTCAATTGCAATAGTAAGATGCTAATAGAATATGGGCTAAGATTTTGAATTGGAAATGAATGATAAAAGAATGTTATTTTTAAAATATATTCAATCGTTCCGATAAAATACTTTATATTTTTTAAATTTTGGCGCTTCCAGACTGTATATTTTTTCTTAGTAAGAAAGTTTATTCCATATGCTGAATTCCAATAGTTATATTCATAGCGAATTGAATTCAATATGGAAAGGAAAACGGCGAATATTGTGGCTGAATAATGCATGAATACTCCATCTTTTTCAATAGAATCATATGAAGAATAAACGCAAAAAATGTCGAAAAGAAACATTGTTAATCGGATCCCAATGACAATTGATTGGGATATTCTTATGTCATTATTTTGAAAAACCATTGATTTTTAATGTAAATATATTTTTAACTATTGAAGATTTCTCGGTTAAAATATAATATGTATTTCTACGATTATATATAATGTCCCCGGAAGATGTTGCTGAACAAGTTATTTATAAATATGTGAAAAAAATTTATAATGAAGAATGCGAAAAACGCAAGAAGGAAAAGTTGTCTCGCACTGAAATTGTAGATTTAGTGACCACGACTTATGAAGAGAAGGAAAAATCTTTGCGTCATCGTATTAAGTCCGCAATTAAGCAATTGTGCACAAAAGAAGAGTATAAATCTGATGAAGAAAATGATAAGCTCCTTGAACGCATATTTAAGGACCCTAATTTTAATAAAACAAAAATCATTCAAGAGGTGGAAATTCAGCAGACTCTCAAGTAGCCAGCCCCTTTTAAAGCCCCTTTAAAAAAGGGGCTAACCCCCAAACACCAATATATTTGAAAGTATTATCATAATATTTTCAAAAAATTTTTGCACGTAAATTATACAACCTGTGAAACACGAAGAGTAAATACATTTCGGTTTAATGGAGTTGCAGATGGTTTATATGTTTTTGCAACATACTGTTCTGAATCTCGTTCTTCAGTGCTGCTTACTCTCTCTGCAAATCCATATCCAGAACAAACACTTGATTGAAGGTCTAAAGCATATAATTTTTTATTGCAAATAGGATTTCCAAACGCATAATTAACAGCTGAAAAAACTTCTGGGCGAGTATTATGATTTTCAATAGCTGCAGATTGCTCAGGAGTATTCAAATTTGAATACCAAAAACCACCATCTGATTTTATTATATTTACACGTTGAGTTATGCCAAGATTTGTAATAAGCGTATTTAGATTGGAATAAGCAGTCAAGTATGATGTAGAACCTCTATTCGAATTCACTATAACTTTTGCAAGAGAAAGGAATTGTGTGTTGGCGAGAAGTGAATCAAGCACAGCCTTGGATGCTAAGTAAGTAGACACCATTTTATAATATATCAAATATTTTATTTTCACAAAACTACAACAGTCACATCATCGTGTCCTGGTATTTCCGCAAAATAGGCTCGGAGGGCAGCCTCAGACGCAAGAATCCCCCAAATATTTGGGTCTTCAATGGGTAGCCCATCGCTGGCAATGACAAGACGATGACCCGCCTTTCTCTGGAATATTCCACATACAGTAAAAGACTCCAAAACTCGGCGGATATCATCGTCCGGTTTCACCAAAGTGGGCTCAATACCCATGGTTCTCAATTGGACGCGATCACGAACAAAAAAATGCCCGCGCATTCCAACTCTTGCTCCATAATAACTCCAGAAAGCGTTTACACCACCAGCCCCTCTTCCTGGTTCACTGCGGTGCTTCATGAAGAGTTGCCAGGGCGACATTGAGGTGCCCCATTCTGTTTCATCATCGGGGTCTCGCTTGTCCAGTATGACGGAGTCAAACGCCAAAGGGCGCCCATCTCTCCCATTTCCACTGAAACCCTCTGGAACCTCAAGAACATAGGAATCTCCCAATTTGACGACCATGTAGGTCTGTCCATCTGGGGAAAAAACGACAATGAGCACGGTTGTGCCGGAATTGGGGAATTCTTTACTCCAGTTTTCAAAATTGGGGCAAACCATTTCAATAAAAGCGGCGCGCAATTGGGCGCAGGATTGGGGTGAAACCTCCATATTCGGCGGGATCAATTCTGCGCTGCATATTGCGACAGTTTCTGCAATGTCTCTGCCAGGACGATCTTCGCCATGACCATCGCAAACGACGACAAAATTGGTGCCACAAATGACAACGTCCTGGTTTTTGGGACCAGGGATCTGAAATATGCTCATTCGATTGATGGGCAATTCATAAAAATTCATTGTAATTATGCATCAATTTTTTGGAGGGAGGATATAGTAGCTAGAAGATTCTTGATTAAAAAAAATTGATGGGTTCATTTTTCTAATAGTTTATATATTTAGTTTCGAAGAGACAAGATGGCGCACAAGATGGCGCATAAAAAATGCAAATATTTTGAGGATCTTATTCATCTGAATATTTTTTCAGATGAATCGCCTTCTTTCAATTGGAAGCCACGTCCAGTATATTCAGAATTTGGGACAACCTCGGATTTTCAACACAAAAAACCACAAGATTGCTTACCTGTTCTACTGAAATATTTAGACGGGGAATTTGTTTCACCTTGTACTGATTTTGAACCGATACCATTTTGTGACGAAGACTCTGAGAGAAATTTCAGAGCAAACTATTGCACTGACTTTGGCGAGGGGAGTGAATACAATTTCTTTGATAATCAGTGGTGCTACTTTTTCTTCAAACCCGAAGAAATCAACAGAGCAGCAGGTGTCGAAATCGACAGGAAACCTGGGTTCAATCACTGGAACGCGATGAAGCTGAGATATGAGCCAGAGGGCTTTGTCGTTGAAAACTCATTGTATTATGAGAAGTACTACGCAATTCCAGCGGGCATTTTTCCAGTTTGTTTTCAATTTGACTTTGCAACAGAAACCTTCTCATCACCTATGACATCGGGTCTTCCGACGTTCACAATTGATGAAATGAAGTCTTCGTGGTGTTTTTCAAAATATTTTGAGAGTCATCAATCTAAATGGGATTGGAATGAATATACCTTCGTCATTTACTTCACATCGAGCGAGTTGCGAGCTGCTGGGATTGAGGTTCCAGAAGATCCCACTACTGGCTTCAAGTTTAACTCGTACAAAGTTAAATTTAAAGAAGTCAAGAAACCAAGTTGCTTGTGTGGTTGGGATCATGTCACCAGAACGTGGATGCCACTTTGCAAATGCGAAAAGTGTATCCGTGAACCCGGCAAATTTGCATTCGACTGGAGAAAAAATGGAAATTGGTTAGGCAATCCAGTGTACAGCCATCATGTTCGAACTGATTCTGATGCGTTTTTGCTCCATGACAAACGGTACATGGACAGACTTTTTTCCATATATGGTGGTCCATACTGCAGCAACAATTGCTACTGTTACACTTGTGAGAGACATCAGCCACCCTGCAATTTTGAGAAAGAAGATGAATGCAAATTCTGTTGCAAAGTCTCCCCTGGCTCTGATAGCTCCGATTCCGATTAATTTCAGTTTTTGTGATGACATGTATGATGTTGGACAATGAATATATTATATGTTCAATTTTTATAATTACGAAAATTTGTTTTAATAATCAATTAAAACAAGCTATTATAGTATTTTGCACCAATAATATGGCTCGATGTTTGGGGGTTAGCCCCTTTTTGAAAGGGGCTTTTAGTTCCCATTCGGTATTATCCTAGAATCCAACCGCTCCATATTCTGCTCCATTTGCGTCACTTCAAACGTATACGAAATCTGTTTCTTTGCATGAATGTAAAATGCCTCATAAGCCCGGTAAAATCCCCAAGGTGGTGACTTCAAATAGCTAGGGATGTCCTCAAATGGATACAGCAATTGGAATTCCAATGGGTCATCCAATCGCCCCCCAACTCGTATTCCACTAGGAATCAAAAATGAGCAAGAATCTATCTCATTCGACCCCCTCTTATTCACATTCACAAATCCCTTGGAAACCACCGTCACATTGGGGTCAAAATCTCCCATCCTTGATTTAACCCGAACATTTAGCCCCGATCCATCAATCGCCTCAATATCCAGAATATACTTGTTGTTAATTATGACCATATCACCCACTTTCAAAAATGGGGTCACATCAATCTTCTTCTCTTTCTTCTCATTCTGCGCATCATACACCATGTAAAAATATATGGAGGGATACTTCGCAAAGCTTATGTAAACATTCTCGTTTAATTTCGTCGCCGACGCCAATGGATTACAGTTGAAAATACTGTAAAAAATTAGGCGGTCCCCGGGCGACAACCCAACGCCGCAAATCTCCTGACCATAACTTGGGTCATTCTCAATAATCCGTATTTTTGTCAAATGCTGCCCTGGCTTCAGCGGGCAGAAAAAACCCGGCTTCACTTCCTCGCCCTGTTCAATAGACTTAATATAAACCTTGTCTACGCCTACATCCAGCAATTGGTTAAAACGTGTCACCAATTGGAGTGTCATTTGCGATAATTTCGCCCAAGTAGAGGGGTAAAATGTCTTACCCTCTAGAGTAGATGTCTTCAAATTCACGAACTTCCTGGTTACTCCATACATTTTGTCGTAGTTCAGCTTCGCCAGTGCCCGCCGACTCGCCAAAGTGGTGCCATCATAGGCACCATCAATCTCGTCAACAACCAAAAAGAAATATGGTTCATCCAATACATCAACACTTATTCCGTAATTCTCCTTCCATACGGGTCCATAAGGATAACTCGGAAATGCATTTGGAACTAGCTTATTTTCGTCAATTTTTGGTCCATTGAAATCATATGGCGCCAGCCCACCGACATAGCCCCTATCCAGGGGAATCTGTGCATCCAAACATTTCAACTCCACAATATTCTGGTAAATATTCTCCAATTTGGCGCCTTTCCCGCCAACATTCTGATACACCACGGGCGGACCATATATGACAACGCCGTCACTGTTCAAAAAAGAGGGGACCTCTACTTCCGTCCCTGGTTGTTCAAAACGAACCTGAAAATTGGTCGGCAATGGGTATGCTTCGAGGTCCCTTTGGAGACTATCAACGGATATAAAATATTTCCGCGTTTGATAGTTCAACTTTTCGGGGGGGATGAGCGAGTAGTTCAGAACTGCATTATTGCTCTGTTGGTTCATTAAAATAAGCTCCTGTTCCGCCTTCTTCTTGTTATCATCCGCGATTTTGGACTCGTCATTTTTCACAAAAAAATTCTCGACCACAGGGGGGAACGCACGTTCCCCCCTTCCCCCTCCTCCTCTTCCAATAACATCGTCCACCCGATTATTTGCACCTCTCCCATTTGTATTATCCATAGGGGGGGGAAGGGGGGAGCGATAGTTCCCCCCAATGTCGTCCACCCGATTGCTAGCATCCTTGGGGCGATCCAATTGTCCATCCTGCATATACTGTTTCTTTAGCTTCGCAAATTTGTCGTCAACCTCCTTATTCTCCGCAAAAATAGTAGTATCTTCACCCTTCAGGTTCGCCGCTGATTTAAAAAAGGCATCCAATGACGAGCTCATATCCTGATTTCCCATTCCCCCCATTCCCATATTGGGCACAAAATTACTCGGTGTATTCGTGGGTCCTACATCTCTTACAATATTCTGCCTGCTATTTTGCCCATCAATAAATCTATCTGCATCGGCATCGGGCTCAATATTATTGCGTACCTTCTGTGTCATCGGTAATTGATTGTCATATGTCAGCTCTTTGTTTTGATAATTATTGCTACTATAAATATTCCGCTGATCTTCTAAAGCGGCTCCAGCGCCCCCACTCGATTCCATTTCGCGCTCTTTCTTCAGTTTTTCGAATAAATCCACCGGATTTTGGTTCTGGGGATCCCTTTGTGGCTCCCCAACATAAATATTATTCTGTGTTTTATTCAAATAGCCCGCCTCAATGTTGCGGAATACACCAGGAGCGACTAATTCCACTGTTTTCCTATTCAATGCACCATAAAATTGTTGCTGACTTTGAGTAGATTTCAATTGTTTGTCCTTATTTTTATCCCATAATTTCGACATTATTAATTGAATATCGTCTAAATATTGACCTTCTACGTCGAGCCCATAGCGCTCCTTTACTAATTTATAAATATCAGATGCGACTGTGAATACATTTTGCTGATTCAAATAACTCATTTCCGTTATATATTTGTAGGATATATTTTTTAAGCCGTTATATATTTAAGTCGCTTCCTCAAATTCCAATCTTTCTGGGATGTAAATTAAATATCCATCGCTGATTCTCTGTGCCAAAAATTTCGCACAATCTTGAGAATTTATTGTCTGCGTTATTTCCTTGAATTCGGGTTCTTCTTCTTCTCCAACCCAATCAAAATCAAAAATCTCGAATTCATCACCATTTTCGTGATTCTGCAAACCAATATAATAGCAATGCAATTCCCGGGAAAATAGAATGTAATGCGAAAACATGCACTCAATTGGTATTTTCTCTAGATCTCCCGCTCGAATTTCATTCATAAAAGGACATATCACCCACTTTTTCTTGTAAAATGTGAAATATTCCTCGAAATCCGGGTGTTCATCTTCTTCAGCATCGGAATCCACAGGGGCAGATTCTTCTTCTTCATCTTTTTGCTTCAATGACTGCTTAACTCGGTCTAATAGGCTCATTGTTGTTGTATATATCTAATTATCATCATTTTAAATCATTTTTTATTTGTAAATTCTATAAAACCTCGCTTTACTGCACCAAATACCTCGTCACTGGAATCTCCATATCCTAGTAGTTTTATTAAATATCCCCTATTTTTAATAATAATTTTCGGGTAAATAACTTGCAATAATATACTCTTATCTTTGTATTTATCACAATCATATTCTTTTTTATGTGGCAAATAAATATTCCCGAAATAAAGAATATCTGGGACGACTCTCTCAATCCATTCTCCAGATATTTTCAGCATAATCGTGTCAACTTCTATTTTTTCCATAGAATCCACCAAAAATATATTCTCGCCTATTTTCCCCCTCTGTTTGTCAACTCTGTTAATCATAACTAGTTTTACAATTCCTCCTATCATTCTCTCCAAAGCCGGCAAATAATATTTTATTTTTTGCCCAAATAAATATATTACAGAAATCGGTGTATTCCGCAGAATTCCTAATTGTATTAGTCCCCATTTTGCATAGTAAGGAATAATTTTTTGATTTACATATTGGAGGCAAAAATACTGAGCCTGTGAATTAAACCTTTCATATGGAAATTGTAGCGTATACTGATAAAAACCACTTGCATTATGCTCTTTTAATTCAATATCATAAATCTTGAAATAATAACCAATCATATATTGAAGCGTCAAATAATCCATTGGATATTGCACAATCGCAAACAAACGGCTCATCATGATAATTATATCTTTGCGAATAATATTCACCTGATTAATTGCTACTAGTTGATTATAAATGCCAAATTTTTTCTCAAATTCCCTGTTAGCATTGTATTCGCCCGGGTTTTTCTCTTCATTCAGTGTTTTTCGCGACATATTTATTTTTAGCTCAAGTAATTCCGATTTTTTCATGGGTTGCGCAATGAAGCAATCTGATTTTGCATAAAAAAATAGATTAGATACGTACTTAAGGTCTTTCAAGAAATAAATAAGATACTCTGTATAGAAACCACTAGTTAATGTCTTGTATTTATCAATATTATCCACGTGCAAAATAAATATTTGATTATCATTGGAATAATACTCTAAGATTCTATTAGGAGTCGGAGTAATAATAATAATATTGCGCAAAAATGGCAAATTATTGCGGGTTATTTCTATATTCAAGAAAAAAGTTAAATTGGTCATGATTCCTGGAACTTCATTGTATGTATATACAAAATCAATTGGTTCTTTTTCATAGATTTTTTCGGATATGGAAAACTTTTCATAAATTTTTTTTATAAGGCGGTCCTCTAATCGCTCCAATTTTTTCTTTGATTTGTAGCATTCACTTAATTCATTGATTAATAAATCATTTGATTGATCTTTATTCAATTTTCCCAGAGCATTTTTAATAATACACTCTTCATTTTCTTCAATTATTTCTTCACAAATTATCTCATCATTATCATCTTTATCCTCTAATTTTTCCATATGATATATTGAAAAATATTTATTTATTTCTTGGTTTTCCCACCGACTTTTATAGTTTTCAAATCATTTGTGTTTTTTGGTGGTCTATAAAAATAATTTCGCAGGATATTCACGGAATAATCACTTATTGTTTTTCTCTCTATTTCCGACAATTTATTCCCCTTAATACTCTCAATTATAAAGTTCATTGAATAGACCCCGCATTCACTGCCGCCAAATTGGTGCTTTTTCTTATTCCAATCAATAACAACCCCACTTCGCATTTGCCGCTTCAGCATTCCCATAAAATATTTTATGTAATCTGGCGGCGGATTCCCTGTGCTGTCATAATATGTTATGGAATTATCCTGCATATTGGCGAATAAACCCACCCAATGACTGCCACTTTCATTATGTTTATCTAAATTAAAGATGACACCGACCATATTAACTCCTTTGCGATTCATTTTTCCTAAATCAATGTTCGTCAATTCACAATAAATATCTTTGGGGCAATCCACTGGAACAGGACCGAAGAATTTAAATTCACGGTATAATTTCTCATATTGGCGCATAACATTGAGGATGTCAGTAGTATTCAGCCACGTGAATTTATTTTTCAGCCAGGCAGTAGGCATAGGCGGCTTAAATGTTTCATATTTTATTTCTCGATCATTCAATTCTCGTATAGATTTATTATCCATCCATTCCCATTCATAGTTACACTCATCGAATAAATGCATGCGAATGGCGTTCCAGAGCTCTTCTTTTGAGCCAGTAAATTTTATTTTAGAACCCTCTTTTTTATTCAGAATTTTCGCCATTTTTACAAGTTGTTCTTTTGTGTAACACGTCGTATCACCTTTCCGATGTGGGGCACAATTCATATATTTTAATATATTATTATATAATAATTTTCAATGGATGTGATTTTTAACTATGGAATAAAATATAAAAAATGCGGACAAATGTCTTACTCTGGATATAAAAAGAAATCCCTATTTGACCACTTACTTTACCATTTAAATCATAAAAATAAGGAGATATCATATGCTCTCATGGCGGAATTACACGCATCTTCTTACTACAAAGAATTCGAGAATTTTTTTATCCAATATTTATCCCAATATGTCATATATAACGACATTTCGGCAGCATATTTTTTACTTCAGGCTATTGAAAAAAGGAAAATGGTTCAGAAAATATTGCCTAAGACTTATAGGAATATTGGACTGATTAATTCTAATGAAATTAGAAACAACTATATAACAATCATTTCAATCTTCCTTTCTTCGAAACTTAATTCGAAAATGGACGCAATAAAAATTCCGAACATTACGCATCATTCAGAGCATTATGCTGTTCACTCCAATTTGAGCCAATTTTATCCAGTAATAGACTCACAGAATAAAGAATTAGAGCCCCTAATGTCACGGGGTATAAGAGAAATTCTTTTTTACAATGAAACACGTGCATTCCAATTAAATAAGACGAATTTTGAGAAACTAATATTTTGGATTTCATGGATTAATAAAATGGAGAAGAAAGTGAAAGAATCCTATTTATTTACACCAACTATGAAATATATGAGGGAATATGAGAAATGGGGGCGCTATTGGGAATATTTTATTTGGGATAAAATATGGCAGAAATGTGAAAAAAACAATGCAATAAATAAAACAATCGTAAAATCTCTATGCAAATTATTTTATTATAATTATAATCATTCAAAATGCACGGAAAGAGCGGGGCTTTTAGCGATTGGTGTTCTAATATCAAATACGAATGCGAAAATTCCAATCAAGAAAGTTATGACAGATGACCAAATTTTCTCAAATTTGAATTCAAATATTATTTATAAAAATGTTACTACAGAGGATAATAATGATGATGAATACTTGGATTTATACAATGCATTTTATAATATAAAGAAGAAGGATGATACAAAGATGCAGAATATATATAATAAGAATAAAATGGAGACGAAAATGGATTTATTGAAAAATTATATACCCAAAATGAATAATAGAGAAAATAAAATCTCAGATTATTTTAATGAATAAATTATTAATATATGGAATAGTTGCATTTGTTATTATCGCAGTAATTGGGAGTCTTATAGGTATTATGATAGCAATTGATTATAATTCAATTCATAAAAATAGAGCGGAAAAAGGTTTGGCTGTTTATCTAAATTATCCAGAAATAAAACAGAATCCAATTCCAAACGCTGGAAAATATTATAACAGATCTTTTAAAAAAGATAAATATTATGGGTTGCGTGATTTTTTCTATGCGGCATCATATAAGACGTATTTACCATGTGGTTATACAAATGATATTGTATCATACAATGCAATAAAAGATGTATTACTAGCAGGGGCTAGAGTTATTCACTTGGATATTTTTTTCAAGGGGGATGATCCATTTGGAGATGATGCGAAAATAATTGTTGGGAATGTAATTGATGGGAAGCTTTCTATTTTAAAGGGTTCATCAGAAGATAAACAATATTTGGAATTTATGAATTGTTTAGAATTAATCATGGAATTAGCTTGGAAGAAATCTGATACACCATTAATGTTGTATTTAAATATGGAATTTTTGCCAAATACGAAATTGGAGTATCAAATTTACTCACAATTACTGGCGAAGTGTTCAAGTAGGTTTATGGATAAATATTATGGGTTTCAGAGAATAAATATTGGAGATATACCAGTGAATATGGCAACTGGAAAATTAATTATTCTTACAAATAGGGTTCCAATCAATGGATTTTTAAATGAAATTACAAATGGGGTTATGAGTGAAGATAGTACAAATGTTATTTTATATAAAATAACAGATAAAGAAATAGAATATGGAGGGATAAAGACAAAGTTCCCCAAAAAAGAAGACGCAGTGAAAATATCAATGTTTAATTTGGTAGCTGTTATGAAAGATAGTATACCAAATGATAAAAATAAGTATAATCCAAAAATTGATACAGAGAATTATGATGCTTCATATCATTTTGAATTGGGAATTTCTATAACATTTATGAGCTGGCAGAATCGCCCAGAAAGTTATTTAAAGAAATTTGCGGAAGGTGGAATGATCTTGAAACCAGCTGAACTTATTTATATACCAAAACCGAAACCACCTGTTGAACAGAGGGATACTAAATTTGATTATGAGACTACACGGGTTAGTGGATTAAATGGATTTTATGATTTTGAATTTTAGAAATAATAGAAAAAATTTTCTTTGGCGATTTTATCTTTGAGACCGAGAATATAATGATAGACTGGATATGCTATTTTAAATGATTCTGGGTATGCTTTGATAAGATGAAGATTATTTCCAATATCATCGACCATAAGGATTTTAAATGAGTAATTATTATATAAATACTCTACAATATTTCGAATATTTTGTTGATTTGGATTGTCAATATACAATAATTCAATGGACTCTGGTGAATTACGTTTGAAGATCATAGTAGTAGCTGCTGCCCCTGCCCCTTTTTTAAAGGGGCATACCCCCAAATTGTTATCCTTATTTTGTAACTCTTCTATATCTTTATCTAATAATGGACAAGAAAGAATAAGTATATCTTTTGAATTTTTGTATTTGAAAAACTGATCTTCATTTTCAGAACAAGGGCTGGCAATTTGCAGGTTAGGGCTGGCAATTTGGGGGTATGCCCCTTTTTTAAAGGGGCTGCTGCAGTAGTAGTAATTTGACGTTAAATTATATTCGTAAAAACTAGGTATTGGTTTTCTATCAATTTTAAATATAACATATTTGGCATTCATTTTATTGGAGTAAGTTGCAATATAGTTCATTAATTCTTTAAAAATACCTTTGTCTCGATAATATTTATTAATAATTGCATTATCTACAAAATTAGAGAGAATTGTTTTATTTTTATATTTTATTTCAATAATACTGTTCATAACTGCACCGTAATATATAGAATTAACCTTCATATAAAAAATTTCTGAATACGGCATTTCTGTTAGGAAATCTTCTATTTTTTCTTTAGTAATAGATACGCCTTCCATATAATTTGCGTATAATTGGACTAATCCATTTTTATCCTCTTCTATTAAATCTTTTTTAGAATATATATTGGGATGAAGTTTACCTGAATAAAATTTTGGTTGACCAAGATTTTTACCTAAATTATACCAAAAATGATATTGTAAATTTTGATAATAGTAATAAGTGAATATGATAATAACTAGCAGTGAAATAAAAAATGTCATCATCATGTCAAAATAAAATATTTTATAATCTAATGGATAACTTAAAAACTCATAAATTACTTAAAAACCATATAGAAGTCTTAAAAAAATTTACTGGGGAAAAAATCCAACTAAAAAAAAGAATTCATGATTTGGAAGAAGAGTTAAAGAAAAAAGTTAATACACGAAATACTCGTAAAAATAATGAATTAGCAGAAGCAACGTTAAAAGAAAATAATATTAAGATGATTCAAAAAGTTAATACACGAAATACTAATAATAACAACAATAACCAGAACAATAACCACCGTATTAGTATTAAAAATAACAATAACCGGAACAACAATAACCACCGTATTGGGATTAACAATAACCGGAACAACAACCACCATATTAGAATTAACAATAATAATAACAATAATAATAACAATAACAATAACAACAACAACAACAACAACAACAATCACAATAACAATAACAATAACAATCACAATAACAACAACAATAACAACAACAACAACAACAACAACAATCACAATAACAACAACAATAACAATAACCACCATATTGGAATTAACAATCGAATTAACAATAACAATAACAATAACAATAACAATAACAATAACAATAACAATAACAATAACAATAACAATAACAATAACAATAACAATAACAATAACAATAACAATAACAATAACAATAACAATAACCAACGTATTGGGAAAAACATTAACAATCACAACAATAACCACTGTATTGGGATTAACAATAACAACAATAACCGGAATAATAATCGGAATAACAACAATAACAACAATTGGAATAATAATAATAATGAAAAAATTAATTATTTAGAGAATAAGCCAAGATTAATACTTACGATTTATAAAAAAAATCTCCTATAAAAATAATAAATGAGTTTATCTGATTTTTCATTATTTCTACCTGGTTCAACAAATAATAAAAATACTCCAGGTTCAAAAAATATTATTAATAAAAATCAAGTTAAGATAGATATACAAAAAATCCAATTTAATTTTAAAAAATTAATTGACACTATTATTTCATTAATTAATGATAAAAAAAGATTAGAAAGTGAATTATCACAGTTAAAAACAAATTCTCAAAAGCAGAAAAATATTTCGTCAACATCAAAAAATAGTCAAGAATTACTCAAATATATTGGGATTTTAGACAATTATTTAATTGAAGTAAATAAAACTTTAAAAGATCATCCAAATGAAAAATCGGAAATCTTATCAGAAATTCAACAAAGAATAAATCAAAATTTTGGCGCTATACCTAAAAAAGCGAATAATTCTGGGGCTTTATCAATTTCTGAGAATATAAATTTTGGAGTTACCCCAAAAAAAGCGAATAATTCTGGGGCTTTATCAATTTCTGAAAATATAAATTTTGGAATAACTTCAAAAAAAGCGAATAATTCTGGGGCTTTATCAATTTCTGAAAATATAAATTTTGGAATGACTCCAAAAAAAGCGAATAATTCTGGGGCTTTTTTACAAAATAAAAATTTTGGATCATTAAGTGGGCAAAATATTCAATTAAAAAATAATAGGTTTGCTTCAACACTTGAAGAATTAATGGGAGTAAATTATGAGCCAAATAATAACACTAATGCGAATTCTTCCAGCCAAGAAAGCTTATTTTTGAATAATAGGAAAGCAAATGAGCATTCTTCCAGCCAAGAAAGCTTATTTTTGAATACTCGAGAAAAAGAAGGAAATGGTAACAGGAATACTTCTAGAGCTGAAAATAATGTAGGTAGTATTCTAGGTAACTTAGGAAATGGTAGTAGGAATACTTCTAGAGCTGAAAATAATGTAGGTAGTATTCTAGGTAACTTTGGAAATGGAAACAGAAATTCTGGTAGAACTAAGAATAATGTAGGTAGTATTCTAGGTAACTTAGGAAATGGTAGTAGGAATACTTCTAGAGCTGAAAATAATGTAGGTAGTATTTTAGGTAACTTAGGAAATGGAAACAGAAATTCTGGTAGAACTGATAATAATGTAGGTAGTATTCTAGGTAACTTAGGAAATGGAAGTAGGAATTCTGGTAGAGCTGAGAATAATATTGGTAGTATTCTAGGTAACTTAGGAAATGGTAGTAGGAATACTTCTAGAGCTGAGAATAATGTTGGCAGCATTCTAGAAAATTCTGGAAATGGTAGTAGGAATTCTGGTAGAGCTGAGAATAATGTTGGCAGCATTCTAGAAAATTCTGGAAATGGTAGTAGGAATACTTCTAGAGCTGAGAATAATGTAGGTAGTATTCTAGAAAATTCTGGAAATGGTAGTAGGAATACTTCTAGAGTTGAAAATAATGTTGGCAGTATTCTTGGTAACTTAGGAAATGGTAGTAGGAATACTTCTAGAGTTGAAAATAATGTTGGCAGTATTCTTGGTAACTTAGGAAATGGTAGTAGGAATACTTCTAGAGCTGAAAATAATGTTGGTAGTATTCTAGAAAATTCTGGAAATGGTAGTAGGAATTCAGGTAGAATATCTAATAATTCAGCAAATAATACAAAAAGCTTAACTAATTTTCTAGGTGAAAATAATAGGAACCGTAGAGGGAACAGTAGAGTTGTGGAAGAATTTGAAGAAGATGAAGAACAAACGGAAAAACAGGCTCCTCAGCAAAATTCAAATAAATCAATATTTGCATCTATTGGAGAATCTTTGGGTTTAACTGCGCCAACAACTCCACAAAATAATTCAAATACTATACAAACAAATATGAGAAAAGCAAAGTGCGAAGGCGAAGACTGTGATATTTTTAGTGAAGATGTCGAAACTAGTGAAATTAATGCAGTAAATCTTGGTAAGAATTTTACTAATGGAGAAAATAGATATAATAATGCAAGGAAAAAAATAATGAAATTATTGGGTGAACAAGTGACTGTATCAAAGGCAAACAATCAGGGTAAAATATCAAGTTTTCCAACCGAAGGTGACATTACGACTTATTTGGAAGAGACCTAATTAAAGAAATTTTTACATTATTATTCATAAATGTTTCGCTATTATTACCAAGAAAGACTAACAAATATGCCAATTTATATTCCGGAAAGTGATGAAATTGACTGGGAAATGTTTATTCAGGATAAGAATGATCGTGAATTAACAAGAGAAGTTTATGAAAATATGGATAAAATAGATGAGTATCGAGAGAATCACCCAGATATTCCTGAGAAAATTTATAAAAAGGCGCAATCAATATCAAAATATGGAGTCAAGGATAAATATTTAATTTATGAAAAACCATGTATTTTGGATGAACTTTACGCGTCTGATAATATGACACATATTATTTGTATTGCATGTGGATTATTATTCTTCTATGGAAAGATGATTATTGAATATTATTTACAATAAAAATTGTTAGTTAATTTTATTGAAAAAAAAGGAATAGCCCAACAATGGCAAAACATCCGTTTCCCGAAATTTTGGGGATTAACCCAAGATTTTGGATAAATCCACTTTTTAGAAAACATTGTGAACAAACAAGAGACTGCCGCAAAAAATCGCAGAAATCGCAATTTTGAATATTTTAAAATATATAATTATATATAATTTATTTTTTATAAAAAGGGCTTAAAGAAATTTATATATAATAGTTTAGGAACCAGGGTTTTTTAGGTTTGCCTCTGAAAAGAGAATGTTTTTTAGCATCCCAAGGTTCCCTTTAAAATAAAAACCTATATTTACATCTTTTGTAATAAAAAACAAATTACATTTTTAGATGTAAATAAAAAAACTAAAAAAGCTATATAAATATTTATGGTTTATAACCAAGGATTTGATCGTATCCTTTAAAAGAATGTAGAAATTATAACTTGTGATTTCTGCGATTTTACGTATCTGCTATGCGGCAATTATGCGAATTGATGGTCCCGTATGGGACAGATTAGCTGCTAATGACCCAGACATCGCTGATGAAATTTTTGCCAAATTGGAGACTACTAAATGGTGTCACAGTGGTGCTTCGTGGATGTGCCTATTGGGCTACTACCGCAATCTTGCAAAAACCGGTTTTCCAGATCGGTTTTTGTTGAAAAACCAGCATCTTTGGGTGATGGGCTATTACATGCCAGATTATTTGCTAGAAGTGATGTTTATTGCTGGGGCAGGTGTGATTTGCGGATTTGTCATGGTAAGATAGACTATATTTTATAAAATTTTTTTCGTCTCAATCTAAGAAACTTCAATCACTTTTGGGGGGGATGAGGGGGAGCCCAAGTTTGGATCGCAATTTGGAGATCATTTCAGGGTCATCAAAATGGAAATGGTTCCACTCGCTGTTCCAAGTAATATTGGAGTTATGCAAAGTTGCAAGAACTCTTGGTGCATCAAACTCCACGTTCCAATCCCCACTATAAGAACGAAATTGCAGATCCATATTATCTGAATTTTCATCATCCCGAAGTATGACAACCCAGAATGAAAGTAGAATTGGGCTCGATGTGCGAAAACAATAGTGCAACCCTCCGGGTGCAACATGTTTTGCGAGAAAATATTGGGGTTTTTTCCCAGGAAAAGGAACCCCAAAGACCTCCTCAAACTCTTTCTCATGGAATCCTGGTGGGATAGTATAGTTTCTGAAGGAAGGAAGGGGGGGGGATTTAGCCACTGAGGATGAAGACTTAGCCACAGAGGGCAGGAGTCCTAGTCTGACTAGGAATGGGTTGAGGATGTCAGCGTGAAGACGTTCTCGTGCAATATCAAGGTTGATGATACCATCTTTCAGATAACCAAAAACCATTGTTGGGTCATGGGGATCTTGAGGAAATGTTTTCATCCGACCATCATATTTTTCCAGGACATCTTCTTTTCCTGCGTCACAAAAAACTACAAAGAAGTAGCTGTTTCTTCTGCACCCTGGCATTATTCTCCCATCAGTGGAAAAGATAAATGAAGTGCCAAAGCATAGAACAATGTCAATCCTGAGAAAGTATTGTGGCTTCATTCCAGGAAGAGGAGGTCCATAGCATTCCTGAAACTGGCTCATATCAGGGAATCCGGGTGGGAGAGAATACCTTATGGGTTTAGCAGCCGAGGATGAGGGGTGGAGAGGGCGAAGTCCAATTTTGGATCGCAAGTCTTCAACTGTTTTCGGGTCATCAAAATGGAAACGGTTGAAGTCGTTGTTCCAGGTAACAACACTCGAGTTTTGCAAAATTGCAATTACTCTTGGCGAGTCAAAGTCATTGTTCCAACAACTTCCCATTTTATAGTTGAAATCCATGAACTCATCACTTCCTTCATCGCGAAGGATAACGAGCCAGATGGAAAGCGGGATGGGCTTCATTGTCTGAAAACAATAGTGTAACCCGGCAGAAGCTACTCTCATTGCGAGAAAAAATTTCCGTTCTCTTCCTCCAATAATTCCCCCCATGTACTCCATAAACTGTTTAGGATCAAATCCTGGTGGAATTGTGTAGTTAGTAGAGCTGAGAGGTGGGGATTTATCCGCCAAAGATGAAGGCTTAGTCGCCTTCAAGGATGAAGGCGTCGCCGCCGAGGATGAAGGATTGGTCTTCCAGGAGGATTTATCCGTCCAGAATCGGATGTCCGTTGGGGGAAATCTATCCACCCAGCTGGGAAAATTAGCTGAGGATGAGGGTTTAGCTCCCATCTTCTTTGTCGCTAAATCTTATAAAAATTTAATCATTTTACCATCAATTTTTTATAGTAAAATAATCAAATATACCTTTAGTTATAATAGGTCACAAAGACATTTTACGAAATTTGTGTCCAATCTAAGAATATTCCAAGAAATGACTTGGATTGATTCACATAACTAATATTATAATTTTGAAAGAGTCTGAATAGACACTCAAACATTGACAGCAGCTGATACTACGCCTGATTGGCGACGATTGAACGGTGGACTCGGAAGTTCTCTATCTGGTATTTCCACATGTACTTCAAGTGGTATCTGAACAAGAACATTCAGTGCAGGTGGCGCTTGCCTCACAACTTCTCGGTATTTCCCTGCTATCGCGGCAATAAGATAGAGCGTCGTGTAGTAGTACCACATCGTACTCAAAGAAAGCATGGCTGTCTTCCAGATAGGCGGGTTATCCACAATCACAAAAAGCAAGTATAGAATGGTTGACATAGTGTACACCAACACATGAAAAAAGATGGGAAGAAAATATTGTTCAAATTGCCCTTGTGCTATCTCCGTGAAAATTATTCCGAGCACCAACAGTTGTACCAAAAGAAAAACAGTGAGCAGTGTGACTGAATGCACTTCAAAAGCATAAGCGTTACTTTTTTGGGTGATGTTATGGTTATACCATTCAAAGTAGATCTGAATAGCGAAATGCGCAAAGACTCCAACCACTCTGCCCACAAGTCTTGAGGTCTCCGGTGGTTTTCTTGGGTCATACAGCGTGGCAGTGTAGTAACTGACCGCTGTTATACCCGCAAAAACTCCCTTTGAAACAAGGTTGTACTTTGTAGGCACAGGATAAAAAGCTTCCACAATCAGCCAAAGTAGAAACAGTAGTGTCAATACGGTTTGCACCGTTGAAAACAGCTCACCTGGCTGCGTCTTTGAGCGTATCCATTCTCTCAACCTCTCGGCAATAGTGCCGTTTGATTGAAATATTGCGCGATCACGAAAGATTCCGCAGTAGACAGCTGCAAAGTATACACAATTCGTGTACGCAAAGAAGATGACAAAGGGCTTCATGACGTTGACCATACCTTCCTGACTCGTAAAATAGGCGATGACGAGAAGTGTAGACGAGTTAAATAAAAAAAAACGTCTTATATGGCAGATGGTGGGGTATTCAGGCGTCTGATTGGTCACCCAAACATAGTCCGTGAATGCAAGAACTGACAGCAGTGCCAGGATGCCAAAGATGGTTCCCAGAATTGCAGCAATATGCTGTCCTTTCTGGAATATGAGCCCCAGGCTCGAAAAGATGGCAAGGTAGCCGAGACAACTGCCAGCCACATAGCCGGCGTATTTCTTTGCATCAGGAGACTGCTCCACTCGTGGGTCATAGTAGACCGCAATGCGGAAGATCACACCCACAAGGAGTGCGAAGCCCAGCACTGGGATCCCCCATATTCCACCGACGATGGTCAACTCCGGGACCAAGCATGATGCGACAGTTCCTCCAAGCGCCAAAGGAAGACTGACAGTAATCACTTTTCTTAGAAATGTCATTCTAATTAGCCAGCTTCTTTAAATATTCTGGTTTTTGAACCCATCAATTTTTTTTGTTAAAACTTATAAAAATAATTGCAAGCAAATATCTCTCCAAATGTATTAGTGATTCCATACATAAAATTCAATCGGCGTTTGCATCCAGTAAGTATACGCGATCAGATGTTCGGCACCAAAAACGGTTAATTCCCTTCAATGGTGATTGCAAATATCTAGATTGCTCCTCCTAGTTGGTGATTGTCGATGATTGTTGAAAGAAATGATAGATCATCCTGACTCAAAGAAGAGTCGTTGATATTTGGCACAATTTGTGGCTGAACATGCACAACTTGATAACCAAATGCATCTGTCGTTAGACGCATTGGACGCTCACCCACAAATACAATCGAACCAGCAGGGATTTGAAGCATACAGCCAGTATAGTAGATAATTGCTGGCGGAAAAATACTTACATATATAGGTTCGGCGGATGCTTGTTGGGATAATTGAATCAATATCCCATTAACAATAATATTTTGACCAGCGAGAATCACTTCTGAACAACCAATCAAATCATCAAAAAGTTGTAAAAAATCTCCCAAATCTTCATTGTCATTGTCAAGCGGGATGGTGGATGGTGGTGGAGGTGGCGGTGGTGGAAAAAGTGGTATGTAACACTGAGGACATTTCCATATGTTCGATGTGTGAACACATGGTTTCTTACATCTGTAGCACTTGTATTTGCTATTCCCGTGAATACAAACTGAAGAACCATTGCAATCTCTGCAGATCTTTCGTCTTTTTCCATGTTCGCAAATACTTTTTCCACCACATGAAGTGCATAAATGCTTCACATTTCCATGACTACAAATATTGGACCCTCCACAATCTATGCAGCGACTTTTTCGTCGTCCATGATCACACAACCAATTACCTGGACATTCTTTGCATTCTCCAGGATTACTAGTATTATGTGGGCATTTTTTTTTTATACCGGTTTTCGGCATAGTGAATTATTCCACCTAAATACTTAAAATTTTTTATTTTGAACCCATCAATTTTTTATAGATTCAATATTCAAATTACACCAATAAAATTTTTATAATTTTGGTAAATGTGCAATCATATTTTACTCTGACATATAGCGGTTAGATAAAATCACACGAAGAAGTCTGTATTGGCACTCAAACATTGTCAGCAGCAGCAACAGCAGCAACTGGAGGAATCTGAACTAGAGGTGGTGGTACTGCCCTCACCTGCTCTCGATGCCCCCCTGCAATACCGTATGCGATAGAAAGCATACAAACGTTTGATATCTCCTTCATCAAGAACACAAAAATATGCTCATATACTGTATCAGGAGCTGCACTGTGTAATAACAACATCGCGAATGTGATGATGAAATGCAATAATTGGCACCAAAATGAAATAGTGCAACCCAACATGTAAGAGCGTCGGATTTCTTTGTCAATGACGAAGATGGTCACCGCGCAAAATCTTGCAATTAAAGCAATATTCACTGCAAGTAAATATTGCACAAGGTTCGCTTCCTCCAACTTCTTCACGCGAATATTTAACGCCCAATCCAGCACCGCTATGAGAAGAAAATGGAATAATATCCCAAAGTGCCGCCGATGTTTTTGGGTATCATTGTTTGCTGGGGGCTTTCGGGGGTCATACTTCGATGCGACATAGAATGCCAACCCACATACACTCGCATAAACAAATTGCGGAATAATCCAATTGGAAATGAGGTACTTTACCGGATAAAGTACGGTCAACCCGGTACAAAATACTTGGAATGTCACTAAGTATATGGTGACAGTTTTCAGTAACACACCCGGTTGTAGGCTGACACTAAGTAAAGTCCGCAAACGGTTGAATTGAATCGACCACCAGCCGACTTGTCCACCCCCCTCCTGACGAAGTATCCCACAATGAATTGCGAAGATGTATACCGGGGTGGTATATGCACAGAAAACAACGATTGGCTTCATGATCACCTTTAGTTCTTCAATTTCTGCAATATACGCTAAAAGAAGAAATGCCGATGAAATCATCACGACAACTCGTCTTGCTGCGCAGAACCAATGATAGGTTCCATTCAGTGATTTCTCGGTTATCCATGCATGATCTACATACATGGTCCATACAAGAATCCCGACGTACACAATAATCGTCATTAGTTTAATGCCGATCGGAACTTCCCCGTTCATTGTCAGGTCCAGTGTGGATAAGCCCATGAACATACAGAGGTGTATCAGCAACACCAATGTTGCATCACCCATCGATTCTGCGGGAACCACGCCACGAAAGATTGCGCCCACAATGAGCGCAAATCCAAGAACCGGGATTCCCCATATCCTGGCGACCGTCAACTGTGGGATCAAGCAGGATGCAGCAGTTGCTCCAATTGCCAAAAGAAGACAAAGAAAAACAATGAATCTTAGAAGGGACATTCTAACTAGCCAGCTTCTTTACATATTCTGATTTTTGAACCTATCAATTTTTTTATAAAAATGCGTGATGTTTATATCAGCAAAGTCACATCGAGTTCAAGAACAAGATTCTTGTAATTCTGCAATAATGCTCTGCAGAGTTCTCAAGAAAAATGCATCAACCTCTTGCTCAATTTCAGGTATCACTTCTTTCATCTTTTTCAAGAGTGGACAAAATGTGTTCTGCAAAAAATCAAGAAAGGGTTTTTTGTCGATCTCCGAGTTTTTGTAGTCAAATGATTTCAAAACAGAAACAATCTGAGGACAAAGTATTGTTTGGTGTCCGTTAAACAAGATCATTCGAATTATGGTAGGATCCATTTTGCTAGACTCAGCATATTGTTCTGCAAATTTGGAACTTTCCACAAGAACTGTCAAATAGTGAACAAATCCTTGATAGGGGACATATTCATCTCCAATACGATAAAAGCCATATGGCGCATTGTCAGGGAAATGTGGAAATCTAAGCATATTGCGATTATTATACTTTATTTTAAAATTTTTTTACCATCATTTTTTTATAAAAATTGAAATAAATTATTGATGGTTCTTAGCATCAATAAAACCAATATGGACATCTCATCTATGACAATCTCCCCCTCCAATACTAATGCAGTTATTTATGCTCGTATTAGCACAAAGGAGCAGCAAAAAGGCTACAGTTTGGATACGCAAATTCAAGGATGCACCGATTTCGCCGAAAGAAATGGTTTTAATATCATATCAATTTTGAGTGAAACACGGCGCGCAGGTGAAATGAAGAATCAGCGCAAATTATTGCAAATTCTGGAGAACCACTCCAATATTCAACTCATTTCATTCTGCATGGACAGATTCAGCCGCAATTTCTTTGATTACGCAACGTTTGAGAAGAAATGCGGTGAAAAGAAAATTACTTTTCACGACGCCCACAAGAATTTGTCCTCCAATGTGTCCTCTGACCTCAAACAAATGACATCCGACATTCGCGATGCAGTCACTGAATACAGAACCCTCAGTCGCCGAAGCACTAGTTCAATCCGATACAGGAAACAAAACGGGCTCTATTACCCGTCTATTTCCAAGTATGGGTCGAAATACATTCGCGACAAGAATGGGAAAATCACGAGGTCAACTGATAACAAGAATGAGAAGAATATCAAAAAACTCATCAATATGTTTTATCATGGTGCTAAGTGTGTCAAAGTAAACTCACTCCTTAATGAAATAACAGGTCGGAATGACCATTGTATCTATAACTACAAAGAACAAAATTCAAAAGTCGATGAGATCTTACATGGAAATATGAGTTCGACTATGATTGCCGATTTTCTGAATGACATTAAAGTCTACCGCAGAAATCGTCCATGGACCGCTCAATCTGTTTTGAATTTGGTTGATTGAGCGGATCATGGACGATTTTTCAATCCACAAATCATCTGGTCCATCCGGATTATTATAATTTTATTTTACTTTTATTTATCAAATCTAAGTGATCTTTTTTACACTTCTTCAGCAAATCCTTATTTTTTTTTATGAATTTACTTAATTCTTTATCTATATTTTTGAATGTTAAACTACTAACCTTTTCATTCAATTGTTCTTTTGTTAGACCATAATAATCCGCGAATTGCTTATCAAATGCTCCATATTCTATTTTTGAATAATCTAATCCCAGCAGCCCAGCTACTCTTTTTATCTCCTTCTCATTCTTGCATTCCAATTCCACATATGTTGGAATTCCTGGGATACTATCGATTGCAATTTCTAAGCAATCCCCCAGCGACCATTTTTCTCTCAATGTCTCTTGATAAGCTTTGATTTTATAGCCTTGGGATAATAAAAAATCTCTACTTTGTTCTAAAGTTCCATTCACCGAAATTTCCGATTCCAGCGCATATTTTGAATTCTTGGGATAAGTTTTAACGGTTATCGTGACAGCATTATTCTCTTCTCTAGTTCTTATAAATCCTTTCTCACCATTTAGTAAATTGAAAACGTATCGTTTGTATAAAATCATTTTGTGAATTTTTTTAGCATTATTCACTTTTAGTTTCTTACGCAATTCCGCAATATTTATTTCTAGAAATTTACCCTCTATTTCTTCCATATTTTATGCATATAAAAATAAAAAATTATGATTTAAAGATTCCTTTATATTATAATAAAACGAAAATGAACACTCCGAACGAGCAGAAAAATAGAATTTGTGTGATATACATTGGGGCTGCATCTAACAGCCCCACTTCTGGACAACTCACAAATATACGCCATGAATCAGCTATGGGCGTCCAATTTATTTCAGTTGATCCAGAACATTCCCATAAAAAAGAAAATATTGAACAAAGATGTGGCATTCCAGCGAATTATATGACAGAATCCGTGAATTTAACTAGCTCAACCGCGATTAATATTTACTCATCAACCGCCGAAGAATTTTTCTCCAAATTCCGCCAAAACCCATCAACTTTCTACCTAGTTTTAACATTTCTAGGCTATGACATCGAATACACCTCTTTCCAAATTGCCGAACATCTCAATATTAAAAATAAATATTTTTATAATACAAAAAATGCACTATTCTTGGGAATGAGCTGTCTAGCAAAGCCCCCAAATGTATTCCAAATTCTCAGCAATTATGACATAAACCCACAAAAACTTCCATTTGTAGCCAATATTGATCAATCTAAGCATAATGCATACTATGCTTTATTACAGAGTATCGATGTTTTATGTACCCATTATTTCCAAAAAGAGGTCCGCGATTGGCACGCAAAATCTCTAGTTAATTTGCAGAATATTGGGCTATATTCATATGATGACATCTGCAAATATTACAATAATATTCCAACTAAAACTGCACCTGATGCTCGCAAAGCACTTTATGACCACCTCGAATCTATTAATATGCTAAAAATTTTTAAGGAAGAGCGAGAAAATGATTTTAACTGATTGGTGTCTCATGAGCAAGAAGATTGTTCACTGAATAATCGTAATTTTTCACTGATTCAATTTCCATATTTTTATTGAACTCATTGTAAAATCTTTTAATTACTTGCTTGTTATTGCAAGTTGTTATCACTATTTTTTTATCAATCACAAAACTCAAATCACTAATATGATATCTGGTAATGTCACTGACTGGCTCGATATTATCACTAAAACAATAGACTTCTTCCATCCCGGGGAAATTATAAATATACACCAAATTATAGCCAGTCGCGGCAAAATATTTACCACTTTTTTCAAACACTAGATTGGACATTTCTCCAATCTGACTTCTAATAATATTCCCAACTTCAACAACTGTATTCATTTGTTCAAGAACAAACATTCTTATTCTCATGTCGGAATATCCAACTAAAAAAAAGGATTTATCTGGATGAAAAGCCACGCACTTTGCATATACTTCAGTTTTAATTGTATGAATTGGAGACATCCCGTCCAATTTTACGTCCCATAATTTAATCGCATCATTACTACAAGTCACCAGTAAATTCCCGTTTTTATGAAAATCCATATCACATACTTGATATTGATGGTTCGCCACTGTTTTAAGCTCTGCAGCTAATAATGCATTGACTGTCAGCTTCATAATCGCCCCTGAAATATCTCCACACAAGAAGAAGTAGTTTTTCAAAGGGCTGCCACATATTTTAAGAATAGGTCCATTTACTTGGTCTATTAGTTTCACTAAGACACTCCCAGAATTGGAATACTTCCCAATATAAATTGTGCCAATTTCATCTCCAGAGACAAATACTGTTGCATTATTACTTCCAGATATTATACTCATACTGTATACAAGTATAATCTTATTTTTATACTACTTTTACGTAGATCATTGATGGTTTTGGTATCCAATCGGGCAGCCTTTTTAGACCCAGGTATTTCCCATTTTTTAGGTTTAATTTTTTCTGTATTTCCAGAGTTGTGTACTCTTTTAATGGTTTTTTCTGATTCTGTTGGGCTATTACCACCTTTTTTCCATCTGAATATACAATTATGCCAACATGACCGTAATTATCATTCTTTTCTTTTCTCCGCCAAAATAATGCATCTCCTACGCAAATCCTGTCAATATTTGGAGCTACAATAGTCTGCAATAGAATCACTTGATTGTTCGCCGTGTGAATTAGTGAATCTATTTTTTTGAACATTTGGTATGCATCTCGAATAGAAGGAAATGTCAGCCCATAATATTGATTATAAAACCGGCGCGCCAATTCGACACATTCAAATGGGATTCCATAATCCGTTTTTATTTTTCTCCTGCGATCCATATATATTTGTAACATACTCATAACAAAGACTTTTTATTCTCAGAATTAAGAATTCTCAAAATAAATGCGCAAGCTAATTTATTATTTTGAGAATTCTTAATTTTTTTTCAAAATTAAGAATTCTCAAAATAAATGCGCAAGCTAATTTATTATTTTGAGAATTCTTAATTTTTTTTCAAAATTAAGAATTCTCAAAACTAGTCAAAAACAAAAATAATTTATCCTCTATTTTCCCGAAATGCCAGCCATTGGGCTCCTCAGTAAGCTCATTACGGTTCGTCATATTGCCACTATGGCGCAAACTTATAATAATCCCCTGCCAATCAGTGTCGATTACTTCGTCAGTTCTCCCCCCAATAAAACCCTCGGCTTCGCTACATATCGCCCTATTATTATACTTCTGCCTCTCCCAGAAGCCCTTTGTATAGCCAAGGCAGGCTTCACTCACCCTTTTCTCATAGCTCATGTCATAAGGTGGAACATTAATCATACTTATCATCCTCTTAATATTAAAATTGGCGATTGCACTACAGCTCACGCACTCCTTTCCTGAGCTCAGAAGTGCCATCACTCGAATGCGGACACTGTTTGGTGGGTAATAATCGTCGTCATCCATGTGCACTAGTATTCTTCCGCCACCATCTGCCGCTAAATTTGCGCCAATATTGCGCTTCATTCCAATTGGGAGCTTATCTCCACCGCCACCCTCGCCTCCAATCTGCGACAACAGCGCCTTTTTCTCTTCACCGCCAAAATGATAGTATTTGATCCGGCTGTCATTGGGAAGAAGCTCCACAATAGATTCCGCGCTATCATCCACAATAATCCACTCCAATTTATCCGCCGGATAATTCTGGCTGAAAAAATTATATATCATTAATTTAACAAAATTCTTTCTATTGAGGGTGGGTGTAATAATGCTAACCATTGGCAGCTCACTGTCTTCAATCTTCTTCATTTCAGTAACTTTCACTTTCGCCGGTTTGCTGACATTTTTTTCACCCAAATTAATTTTCTCTACCTCCCGCAAAAATCCATAATCCATCGTCTTACCCATGATATCGGAATCCTCGAATTTCTCACTGGGAACCACAATTTGCGGCTTACTCATATATACTCTGTGATTGGGATGAATATTCTCCAAATAATACCGGTCAATCTCCTTCTCAGTCTTCTCTAGTCCATCAATCAAAACATCATAGAAAGCCCTATTCACGGCGTATCCATAAGTGCTCCAGCTGCGCACCCTGCAATAATTGTCCGACTGAGATTTGTCCAAAATATCCACCCAATTGCCGCCAATATAGAACATATCCCATTCTTTGGGCAAAACAATTTCGCGGATATCTCCCACAAATTCCACATCGTCCTCGAAAATAAGAACAGATGGCAGCCCCCTCTTCCTGGCATCTCGGAGAACTGCCAAGTGTGACTCACGGCAGCCCTTGGCGCCGCTTTCCATGTTCCTCTTTGGACGGTAAAATTGGGCTTTCAAATTTTGCGCCATCATTACCCCAGTAATATACTCAAATTTGTCCGCTCTTTCTTGTGTATTGATGCAATAAATATCGCGGAATTGGGCGGGATTGGGGTTTTTCATTTCCACAAGCCTGTCAAAATTAATGACCTTCTGATGGCGGTCCAGAGTGGTGTGGAGAATATCACTGTAATCCTCTGATTGAGTGACCATTGTTGGGTAAATTGTGTATGCATTAATGTGTGGATGCAAGAATTCACAATAATATTCATCAATTAGGACTTTGTCCCAGTTCATACTAGCTTCTTGGATGATCCTGTCATACATGCATTCTCGCACAATATAGGAATGCCCATACCAACAGCATACCTTTTTCCAATTATAATAATATTCATCGTAGATCTTGTTTACACAAGAACCCAAATATAACATATCCCAATTATCGGGCAAAACTTGTAGCCGAAAAGGCTGAACAAATTTGGCGTCATCCTCGAAAATAAGAACATATGGAAGTTTCTTTTCCTTGGCGATCTTAATTACTCCAACATGGGAGGCAGTACAGCCATAGATTGGGTTGGCATCTTTTATTCCATCGAAAAATTGGAACGCTATTTTTTGATTTCGCATTTCTTTCGTGACATTTTTGCGTCTGTCCTCTCTCTCTTTTAAAGAAATGACGAATGTGTTTTCCGCCAGAAATTGGAGATTCATATTGGTTTTTGTCAATATTCTTTTAAATTATATTCTAATAAATAATATTATGCAAAAATTCAAAAAATCTTTAGAATTACCTGTCAATGGACAAGTTACCTATCTATTTACTACTCCTCTTGGAAGCGAAATACCCGCCAAATTCAAGTTTACCAATAAAAATTCAGGCAAAATTAAAATAGAAATTACAAATGAGAGTTTCAATATTAGCATTCAAACTAAAAAACAATCATCTCCAATTCAAATAAATTCAAAAACTGGGCTAATTCCCGCCAAAAATGTTTTTTATTGGGTTAGTTTAGATTCACAACATCAAGCCATAAAATTCGGAATTGGAGAGGCAAGACCAGAAACCGTAAAATTCGCTTATAATTTATTAACTGATTCTCCAAATTTACAAGAACCGGAATCATATAAGAAATTTTTTGAATCATTGTCGACAATAAAGAATATATCCAATATTAAGCCAATAAAACTACTAAGAGACCCTATAATTAATCCAGTGCCGCTAAAAATAAAAAGAATCGATGAGCTAACAATGAGCGACATAGCGGAATACAAATATATGCCGAATGCATTTTTAACCCAAACAAATCAACAGTTATTCAACTGTATTTCTGGCAAAAATTTCGTATTAGACGACGATTATTTCCCCGATTTTTCAAAAGCGATCCAGCATAGTATTGTAACAGAAGGATGCTGGTGCTATAAAAAATTACAAGAAAAGAGCACTGAATTTAACCCCGATAATCCCAATATTAATGAGACATATTTGAGGATTACTTTGGGTCGGAATAGTGGTGAATCCCCGGGAATCCCATATGTTATGGAAATTTGGCCTTCTAATAATTATTCTCCTATTCATAGTCATGCCGATTCAAATGCTGTTATTCGCGTTTTACATGGCTCCATAAATGTTACTCTATTCCCATTTTTGGGGGCAACAGAGCCTTTTGGTAATTCTGATTTTGAAAAAGATGATATAACTTGGTTAAGCCCGGAGCTAAACCAAATCCACCAATTAAGAAATAATACAGATGATGTATGTATAACAATCCAATGCTATATGTATGGATTGAATAATGTGAAACATTATGACTATTTTGATTATCTCGATGATAATAAAAATATTGTCCAATATGAACCGGATTCTGATAGTGATTTTGTAAAATTCAAAGAAATAATAAGAACCGAGTGGAATAATATATCAAAATACCGCGATTGAATCTATAGCAGGTTGATCCAATCCACAAAATTCGAATAAATATGTTTTGAATGCTGCATGAATTTCTTCTTTTGTCTTCGTTACATTTTTACTATTTTTAGTTTTGTTTTCAATATATTCTTCAACACTTTTATTTTTTTGATTTTGTTGTTCATTTTTTTTAAATCCTTTTTTTGTAAAATATGTCGATAAAAATCCTATTTTTTCATTTATTTTATCAATCATAGCAGTATATTTGTAAAAAGTTGGTTTACCTTTATATATTTCTTGTAATTTTTGAATATATCTTTTTGCATTTTCTAATTCTTTCAAATATTCTTCTAATGTTAAAGTTGATAAAAATCTAACTAATGGTTTTTCAACTTGTATTCTTTTATTACTTTCATATGAATTTTTTTCAAATTTTCTTTGTGGATTTGATATGACTTCTGTAAACTTTGCTTTTAATCTTGTTTTTACAATATTATTTACACTTAAAAATAGGTTCAATTCGGACATAAAAAGTATAAATAATGGATTTACAAATATTTTTCGTTCACTTCGTGAAAGTTCTTTTTCTTTAAGTATTTGCCGATTGATTTGAATGTCTAATTCTTGCTTTAAGGGAAAAATACGCACCATAGCTAAATTTGATGAAGCTTCACCAGGACTTTGCAAACATGCTCCCGGTAATTTTACAACTTCGCAATTTACCAATTGTTGTTCATCAAATTGGACTTCAGTTGATGGCATCAAAAATTTAATTAAATGTTCTGCTGAATTATGATGAGCAACCATTACCATTACTATACTATCATAATCTTGCAAATTTATTTGGCAATCTATTAAATATTTTGCTATTATTTTTCTGAATAATTTTAAAAGTTGCTTCATACTTCCTATCGTTTTTGTTTTATGATATATATCTTTTTGTATTGGAGTTACTTTACCACTATTGCTTAATGGATCTCCACCTTCCTTAAAAATTATTGGAGATAAATAGAAAAGTTCATCCCAAGAATCACAGTTACCGATATCTTTAATATCTGTTTCTAATGTAGAATCAGGATTAAGTGTATCTTTTTTAATTCTTTCAATATTACCTTCAATTTTTTGTTCTTTATCCCCTATAATATTTTCAATAAATTTTTTCCAAATATCTTTCTCACTTTGCAAACTTAATGGATAATTATCTTTATTAAAAACGTGACCAGCTACTTTCGTTACAGCTACTTCATTCAACCAAGGCAATACTATTATTTTCCCTTTACTTGCCTTATAATCTTTTAAATATTTTAGCCAACTTAAAAATAGAGTTTGATGCGTTCTTGTTAATTCAGAACAACAAAAAATAAGTAGTGGTTTTTTCCCATTATTCGCTTGTTCATTAATTCTAAAATTACTAAAATAATCACATACTTGCAAACATTGCTGAACTCCTACATAACTTATTCCAGAATTTGCTGCATGTTTACTTTTAAGATTTTGTCCTCTTTCAAATACTTTTTCAATTGTATTTGCACAACTAACAGCATGTCTCTGAAAATAAATACTCCCCCTTCCGATTTTTTCAAAAATTTCTGATTCATATTTTCTTTGAATAGTTTCGGTTGGTGTTTTATTATTTATTTGTAAATTCTTTACATTTGAATAAGTATTTGGTGGATTTGCTGCATTATTAGAGTTGTTACTCGAGAACCATCCTCCCATATTTTAATAACACATTATTATTTTCCAATTAGTCACCTCTATATCCTCTTGGTCCCTTATCACCCTGTTCTCCTCTATTACCTGGTATTCCTTTTTCACCCGGTTCTCCCTGTAATCCCGGCTCTCCTAGTGGTCCAGTATCTCCATTTGCCCCCTTATCTCCACGCTCGCCCTTATCTCCTCTGGGACCCTTATCACCCGGAATGCCCTTCTCTCCAATAACCCCCTTCTCGCCCTGTTCACCGCGATTACCGCGCTCACCCTGTTTGCCCTGTAAGCCTCTCTCTCCTTGTTCTCCCCTTTCGCCCTTATCTCCTTTATCTCCGCGAATTCCTTTATCACCTGGTAAACCCCTCTCTCCTGGAATACCAGTTGCTCCTCTTTCTCCAATTTCTCCCGGGCTTCCTGAATCACCTGGCTCTCCAGCTTCTCCTTGCATTCCCATCTCTCCTTTATCGCCCTTGTCGCCCATAGGACCAGTCTCTCCTTTGTCTCCCTTATCCCCCTTATCACCCGGTAATCCAATCTCACCGGGCTCACCCTTACTTCCGGGCTCTCCAATTGCGCCTTTATCTCCGGGAGGTCCGCGATGACCCATATAACCTTTTTCACCTCTTTCACCCTGTTCTCCGCGAACACCCTTATCACCTCGGGGTCCCTTGTCACCCTGTGTTCCAGGAAATCCTTTGTCTCCTTTGTCACCTTTTTCACCCTTATCACCTTTATCACCCTTTTCACCGGGGCTGCCTTTTTCACCTTTTTCACCGAAAGGTCCAGTAGCCCCCCGTTCACCTCTTTCGCCCTTATCTCCCGGTTCTCCTGGTATTCCTTTATCTCCTATTTCACCGGGTAAACCAGTATCACCCGGTCTCCCTGCTTCGCCAGCAAATCCAGGCTCACCAGGTTCTCCAGCCCTTCCCTGTTCACCTTGTTCTCCTTTTTCACCGGCATCTCCTGGAATACCCATATATCCCTGTTCTCCTTGCTCACCTTGTTCTCCCCGATCTCCTGGCAATCCTTTTTCTCCTCTTTCACCCTTGTCTCCCTGCGCGCCTCTAGCCCCTGGTGCCCCCTTCACACCCATCAGACCCTTCTTACCTGGTTCACCTGGGCTCCCAACACTGCCAGACATCCCTTTTTCACCTTTGTCGCCTCTCTCGCCTTTATCTCCTAGAGGACCAACTTCACCCTTATCTCCTTTGTCCCCACGCTGACCCTTATCGCCTTTGTCGCCCTGTGGTCCAACCTCTCCTTTTTCTCCTTTGTCTCCCTGAATTCCCTGAATTCCGGGAAGCCCTTGCTCGCCCTGGAAGCCTTTTTCTCCTGATTCTCCTCGATCTCCTCGCTCACCTTTATCCCCTTGAATACCAGGTAGCCCAATCTCGCCCTTATCTCCTTTATCACCTCTATCTCCGATAGGTCCAGGCGGTCCTTTTACACCTTTCTCGCCTCTAATTTCACCTGGAGGTCCCTGTGGTCCGATGGCTCCAGGTGCACCCATTCGCCCTGGTGGTCCAGATTCACCAGGTTTTCCTGGTGGTCCAGGTTCGCCTTTTGGTGCGGCTTCACATAAATTATAAAGAATCCTTATATCTCCCCTCATTTTACCAACTTCCGTTTTTAAATTATCTATTTCCTCATTTATTTTGAGGATAAACTGTAATATTTGCCTCTCATTTATACTTGTCATTGATTAGTTTTTATAATTATTTTATTTTTAAATTTATTCCTCATCGGAGAAATAATTGCTGAACTCCAACTTCTTTAATTGTTCGACCCTCATTTCAAGGGTCATTCCTTCATCGTCTTCATCGTCTTCTTCATCTTCGTCATCTTCGTCATCTTCGTCATCTTCGACATCTTCTGGTTCTTCTTCTTCCGGCAATTCAGACTCATCGTCGTTCAGCTTTCGAAAACCAAATTTCTGCCCTTCAGATTTCATTACAACATCATCCATATCATTTTCTACTTTGTAAAATAATCGGATAGTTTGCATGGCGTTCTTAGATTCCGTAAAAAATCCAGTGACTTTGCAAAAATATGTTTCGTCCAATTTGCACTCAAATGTGATAATTTGCTTCTTGGAATTTGATTCAGTAATTTTGAGTTCTCCTTCATGAACCAAACCATCGGTGCCGGATATTTCATATTGAATTGACACCGGTTTTCTTGTAAAATTGGGATGGAAATGCAACATTTGAACAAATGTTCCATTTAAATTAAAAGATGACTTCAAGAATGTTGCGTTGTTTGGCATTTTTGGATTCTAAGGAATCATCAGTATTTTTAATCAATTTTTACGCCGACATTCTCCAGCGGTTCTCACAAACTAAGCAACGAATAAATTTAGTCATGGGCTCATCAATCGACCGTGTTTGAAGTTCATAATATGTGCATTTTCTTTGTTTGCATTTGGAGCATTTGAATTCATCAGTAGCAGCCTCTGGTTTCTTGAGATACAAGAACTCATCCTGGGCTTTCTGCTTATCTTGAAGAGCTTTCCAATGGTCTGGAAATAGTTTTTGAGGGGTTAGCTCTGGGACCTCTTCCATTGGAATACTTCCATCCAATATTCTTTCCAGTAAATAAGTGTTTTTGATACAGCATTTTGGGTCAATATTTGTGAAAATATGTATATTTTTGTTCATATACATTTTATAGAATGGATCAGATATTGTCATTCCTTTTTTCTCCATATCTTTCAGACACCAATTATATATTGAATTCTCCAATTTTTCGGATATTTCCCTATTTTTGAAAATAGTATCATATTTCAACACTATTTTTTCGCGAAAATCAGAATGAACCATTTTTTGTATAATATATTATAAAATAAAGAGATGATTTTAAATTCACTTTTTGGGGGGAACTATCGTTCCCCCCTTACCCCCCCATATCCGGGGGTGCCCCCCGGACCCCCCCCCTCTAGTGTGAAACTAAACAATCATCCCTCTTCTTTGGCGACCCTAGTGTGCAACCAAACAATCAACCCTCTTCTTTGGCGACCCTAGTGTGCAACCAAACAATTATCCCTCTTCTTTGGCGACCCTAGTATGATGAAACCAAACAATCACCCTCCCCCTAGATATAAATTCGGGGGTCCGGGGGTGCACCCCCGGATATGGGGGGGTAAGGGGGGAGCGATAGCTCCCCCCAAAAAGTGAATTTAAAATCATCTCAATCTTATGTTATTAAACATGGAAGAGAAATTCAAATATTATTTATCCAATCTTGGATTAGAATCCAGAGATGGAGACCACCAAAATTTCGATTTCAGTATTCCAATCTCCCAATTCGAAGAAATATTAAAAGAATTCACAGAAAAATTCCCTACAATTTCCGCCGTAAAAAATGGGCATAAATTATATGGGATTAATAATAAATTCTTTAAAATATTCCAAGATGGAAGCTGTTATGGGTATGTTATTTCCAGTAATACACTTGAAAAATTGGAGGGATATTGGGAGTTTTCCCAGAAAACTCAGCAAATATTGAATGACGATTTTGCAGGATTTAAGGCATATTGGGTTGAAGAATTATATGAAGATATTGTCTTCAAATGCACAGAGGAAATACAAATTATTTTCTCTAAAATGACAGATATACCACGAAAATACTCAGAGTATTCTATTTATTTCGAATCAAAGAAGAGACACCCAGTTCTCACAGAGCATCTCAGATTTATACAAGAGCACTAGTTGGTTCTTTTTCAATCTCTATTTCTACTGGAACATCAATCGGTTCAGATGGTTGTGGTGTAGCGACTAAAAGAGCAGGAGCAACCACAGGTGCAGCAGCCACAGGCGCAGCAGCCACAGTTACAGCTACTGGAGCAGGCACTGGTGCAGCAACTGGGACCGCAACTGGACTCTTTTTAAAACATTTTGAAACCCACTGAAAACAGCATGAAAATATACTTATAACTTCTTCTGGGCGAATATTTAATTTACCGCTCTCTATACTTCTCCATCCGATTGTAATCAATGAAACAGTCGAATCAATATTTGATTTAAGCAAAGCTTTCTGTTCATCAGTGAAGCCAACGCTGGCAGTTTGAACAACGTGATTCAGGATCTTTTTAAGTAATATCTTCTTCTCATTTTCCTTCATTTGCGTTTGACCTTCAATCAGTTCAAGTATATACTGGGCAATATCGAATAAATTATTGATAATATCATCAGCAAGAGGGTATTTTTCATTTATTTTCGACATTGTGCTGCTATAAATTAAATTAAACGCGGCTTTTGTGTCAGTTATTGTAATAGAAGAGATTATTACTTTATTTATTCCATGTTTCGAAACATCTGTGCCAAAATCGATAGCCTTGCTTATCAATTTCTCCAATTCCAACCAATTATTTACTCGACTCTCCATAAAACTTTTCAGAATTGCCATGGCAGTTTTCTTCTTTTCAGCACCACTTAACTCCGTTTTTTTTTCCACTGCTTCCATTGCAAATTGCACTAATTCAATAATTTCATCTGAATCTATAACTCCATCATCCAAAAATCGTTCAACCATAGTTCCAAGAGCTTCCGTCTCGTAATTTATAGCACTCATTATATATTATTATTATAAAATTATTTTGTAATTTTTTTTTATCCTATATTTTTAATGATTAGAATTATTCTTTCAATAGCCCTCATTATTGTGATTATTGTATTTATTTGGAGATATTTTCTTTTTTCCGATAAATCAGAAAAAAAAGTGCGATTCGAAGAAAAAGTCGATAAAATTATTATTCCAAATCGAGAAGAAATAAAAGAAGGATTCCAGAATCAGGATCAGAGTCAGAATCAGGATCAGAATCAAAATTCGGAGAAAGTCTATGAAAATATTAATCCCGCCAATTTTTACACCCAGGACTTTAATACACCCAATTTCACATCTAACGTAATGGACCTCCGCAAATTTTATTCATATGATAATCCTGCAGGAGGAACTGTCGATAAAGTCCCTGATAATGATGAATCATTTGTGAAAGATGTTAAAACAGATCCAGCTTGGCTCATTCCAAAGCAAAAAATAGGAAGTCATTTAGAACCAACCTCCAATTATTGGAATTATAAAAATGAGATGCCAATGAATGGTGGTGATTTTGGTGGATTGTGTGGATATGAAGGAATGGGAGGAACATACTCCGTTTTTAATGCAAAGGAGCCCCCACAGGATACCCCAGACATACACCATTCAGATGATCTCCGTAATGGAAAAGGATTTCCCCAAAAACAGGAATTTCGTTTTAATATGTCTAATGTCTAATGTCTAGATGTAAAATTCAGGGATGAAATATTTTACGGATTTTTTCGTATACATTGGCTGCTCCTTTTTTCGCTCTATTTTAGCCTCAATTGGAATATTTTTCACAGGAGTCACCTTAACGGCTTCTGGTACAACAAATACGCGACTTGTTTGAATAATTATCATTTTTGGGATCTTATCATCTATGAGTTAAATAAAAATGAATTATTTAACTCATAATATTATATTGTATTATATTATATTATGAAAGATGCAAACATGAGCCAAATTACAACACAAAAAGGAAAAGATGGAAAGCCCAATACGAAGCGAAAATGCTTTTATTATGACAACGACTCAGAGAAGCCCATTCTAGCAGCGGGTGTATTATTTGTGAAAGAAGAAAAAGGCAAGAAATATGTTTTAATGCAGAAAAAAAAAGAAAAAGAAAAACAAGATGAATACTCTGATTTTGGTGGTAAAATTGATTTAAAAGATCAAACTGCAGTGGAGACAATTGCTAGAGAATTAGGGGAAGAATTAAATTATGGTATCTATGATTCCAAGAAACAGGAAAAAATATATTTAGATAATATAAAAGATTTAAAGAATCTTATTCAAGAAAATATTATTAAAGCAGTTTATCAAGAACGAGCAAAATATTTTGTGATTATTGCCCGATTACCAGAAAATATCAGCCTTGATTTTGTAAAGATTGGTGATTCTGAAAAATTAGACAAAATTAATCGCACAGTTGAATGGATTACGTATGAAGATTTCATGAAATTATACAATGGTAGTAGAAAAACTCCCAATCAAATTCACCCACGATTATGGGGCAGACAAATATTGGGGTTTTTCTCAAAAAAATTCGGATTTTCTAAATCAACATAAATAGTCCAATTTTGTCAGATTCGAATATTCTTATATTTTCATTATAAGAATATATGTAAATTTTATTTTTTAGATGGCTTCTTTTTAGCACCTGTGCTACTTGATTTCTTCTTCTTCTTCTTGTCAGTAGTGCTGCTACTAGTGGACTTCTTCTTTTTGCCAGAAGTGCTAGTGGACTTCTTCTTATCTCCTTTTCCCATTATCCAATCAAAAAAACCGCCACCACTTATTTCATTTTCTGAAGGTGTTAGCCCTTCAACCGTTTTTTTTGCACAAGAACCATTACCACCGGAGTGCCAGCCAGCTTTAGCCTGATTTTTATAGCAAGGTGATAGTGGATAATTAAATTGCTCAACATATCCAAAAGTTGCTCCTCCTTTTTTAGAAGATTTTGATTTTGTGGGCATTATACCAATAATTGAGAAAAAAAATTAGTATGCCCTATATTGTGGTTGAACGACTAAATGATTTCCTCCAACATCTAAATAATATCCAGAATCGGCTTTCCCACCACTAAATACGGGACGGCAGCAATCATAATATGAACGTATAACTGGTTTCCCGGCAATTGGAGTATCTTCCACCATTACCGAATAACCCTGTCCACCTTTGTGAGTTTTTCTTGTTCTAGCTGATTTATTAGCTTTGGCGACCTCTTCTGAAAAATAGTTGATTTTGAAATTTTCTATGAAAAGTGTTTGAGTGATTGTGTATGTTTCATACTTATATGTTATAATAATTGTGCTCTTATTTTTTATCCTAATGCGTGCGCGATTCTCATAGTATTTCTGCCGACCGAATATTACTCGCGAAAACATTGATTTTTTCCCAGAGTCACTGCCTAGTTCGCCAAATATATTATATGTAAAGTTTCTGGCTAAAATTGGACTCAATTTAATTTGCATGTTCGTTTTACTTGTTGAGTATTTAATCGTATCGATGAATTTTTGAGACAATATGTTTAAATTTTGTATAATTAATTTTTGGGCACCTCCTTCCATATTATACTTAAAGAAAATATTATTTATTATGTCAATACAATGGAAAATAAAAGTGATAATACGATTTTCGGTGTTGAAAACACAAATGAGCCCCTTGAGCAAAAAGCGGCACTAGCTGTATTTGTAAATGCAGTGCAAGTTGCTCAAAGTCGTGGAGCTTGGAGGATGGAAGAGTCATCTGTATTATACAAGGCGATCCAGGCGTTCACAAAGAACTAAAAAAATGATGGTAAAAATATTGTAGTTTTTAGTAGTCTGAAGACGAAATATGATCCTCGATCCCGATTTTTTCTTATTGCTTCTTTGTGGTATCTACCACGGACCCAGATGTAAATGGTTCGTCAAACACGGCATTGCCGATTTTGGCGATTTTATCGTTATTCTTCTCATCATGGCGAAAGTAGATGCCGCCAATGGATTCGGCAGATTTCCGAAAGGATCAATCATCATGATTCAGACTTTTCTTCAGGTCTTTCTGCTGTTGAACGAACGTCAGAAAGACATTCTCGCCAAGTTTATCTCAGATGAAGATATGGATGGATTCTTCCGCGAACACTTTGGTGATGATTACCAAAATATCGTCGCCAAATATGAAGACACTTTCCGTGTCATTCTGCCGACATTATTTCAAAATGGTTTGACACTTTCCCCAAATTATCGCGGAAAGTATGCATGTTCCACAGCACTGTGGGTTGTTGCAAAGACCATTTTTTCATTTATGGAGAGAAACACACGTAGACCACTAGATGACCCAACAGCCAGCTCAGTTTTGCAGAACACAGCACATGCAATTGCTATCATGAGAGACTTACGGTACAACCCCATTTTTACACTTTACATTGAAACAATGGTTCATGTAGAGTTAACGAAAGATCCGAAGTGCTTTGACATTGCGTCTCGCCATTTCCGCGATATAATCTTCAATGATTACCACCATTACGAGGCTTGGCTGGAATTTATTGCCGATTTCAGGAGACGAACATATATCCGAATTGGAGAATCTCCAAATGAGTGGAACTCCAGATTTATCTGCTGGCTTATGAATTCGTTTCAGAGTTACGAGATCTTGAGTGAATACCTTTCGAAGAATCCTCGCAAAAATTGATGGTAAAACGCCGAAAAAATTATAAGATTCAGGACTCTTAGGATGCCGCATTTCTGGAACCTTTCCGGTATTCACCCAGATGTCGTTATGGTGTTACTTCTAAT